TTATTTTAATTTGCTTCCAATGTACATCCCATCATTAAAACCTGCTTTGTACGCATGCTTTACAACGATATTCGTTTTTAAAACATATATATTTTCAATTTTATTTATGAGGTCTAAAGATATTGAATTTGATGATTCAAGCTGTCTTAACAGTTTAATCAACTCTTCATATAACTGGTTTGTTTGTTCTTCACAAGCATCAGAAACCTCTAAGATCCTCTGTTCAATAGCTGGTTCTAACCACTTCAACATCATCATACCTCCTTTTCGAATTCATAGGAAAACTGCACACTTTTTCCCGTTTGTTTATATGTACAACATTTTTGTACAAAACAATAAATGTACAGGATCATTATACCACCTTTCATCGAAATTATTAGTCTTTTTAACAACATGAATCTCATAAATTTGTTAATTATGTTATGATGCTAAGAAATGCAAGTTTAGCTTTAAACAAAGGACTGAAAATATGGCTCTCCAGAAAGGGAGATGCCGACTGCCTGAAATCCTAAGAAGCCGAATGATGAAACCGGCTGAATTCTCTCGTCGCATGGGTGTGACTGAGTCCATTGTAAGTCGCTGGATTTCTGAAGAGCGCGAGATGAGTTATGAAAATGCTGTTCTGGCTGCTCGTATCCTCGACTGTCATGCTGAGGATTTTTACGAATGGATCGATGTAAAAAAAGGCAATCGGCAGTGAGCTTTCAAGCTCCTCCTCTGGGGTAAAACTTGACATATAGTCAAGTTTTGTGATGTGCCGACTTGCATAAACAGGTGTTCTGCATGCTTTCAAAAACATGTTGTTCTACAAAACCTTTATCTACAAATATGGTAAAACCCCTCGATTTGTTCATGGACATCCATCCCCCTCTTGCCTTTTTATCCCTATATGTGGAAAATAATAACACTGAATTTGAGTTTGGAAATCTCCTTTAGAAGGGGGGGTCAATTTTTGTTGACTAATGTCAGATTATCGTGTATTATATCACTTTTCAAAAAAAAAACAAAAGACAGCCATTATTACTGGGCTGTCTTTTGTGGTAGATGTTCGATTAATTCCATTCTATTACTGGATACAGTTGTTGATGATCCATCCTCAAAATATACTTTGTAAGCAACAGGATCAACAAAGCTGATTTTGTTTACATTGACAACATTCACACTGTCTAAGGCTACGAAACCATAATTGCGCCATTGTCTTTTTGCACCTTCAAGTGTATTCACCCAATGGTACATTCCATATCGAGTGTGCAAAACAAAAATGCCGTCTTTGTTTTTCTTCGGTCGATAAATGGACACATAGAATATGTCTTCAGTTAGATCAAATTCCATGTAATCAAATTCATCGCCCTTCTTATCAACTCTAACACAAAAGATTCGTGGAGATGTCATCGTATCATCACTTATTTCTTACGGAGTTCTTGTGGTGTCTCCATGCTACCCACTACAAGTTTAGCTGCGGCAAAAACAAATACGAAGGAGATACCTGATAATACTTTAGAAAGAACTTTAGCAGTTACTGGTTTCATTTTATTATCACCTCCTTTAACCGCCTTGCATCAATCAGGAGTAATGCTTGTACAAAAAACGATAATATAATAATTGTTGAGTCAGTGAATAAGTGGGCCACTACTAACAATATCGAAATGATTCTAAAATACTTCTTAATGCTATCTCTAATTTCGTTCTGTTCGCAATTAGCTGGAGAAAGAAATAAGACCAACAAACAAGATATAGATTTTAGTGTCCACTGAGCTGTTGTGGTTAAAGGCACAAACGGTATAACAGTAAAAATCGCAACAGAAATAATAACACAGACGGTCAATGAACGAGCATGGTAGCCCCCGGAAAATCTCCGTAGCAAAGCGAATGAAATGAATGCTGTGAACGTTTCACTCAGTCTACCCATCATTACACCTATTATTAGACATCCAAGCACAACCCCGAGTAAGTTCATTGTCATGGCTATAGGGTATTGCATCGCACTGACACTCGACGTTTCTTCTGGATTTGCAGCTTTGATCGCCTTCGCCATACGTTCTGCTGCCTTTTCAATCATTCCTTTTAATATCCTCCATTTCCTTCACATGAGAAGTAATCATAAAAATTAGAAACGAGACCACAACTGCCATAGCGACATATTTAATCTCGTTAAAGTAGTTTAGTAATACGTATAGTGTTACAAAAATTGCATTAGATGCTACTATCACCATCATTAGTACTATGAAATTTATGCCATTTAACGAAGTTTTCCACTTTAATTCATGTGGTGGTTGCATAACAAACGAGAAACCTAAGTTAAACCTATATATTAGATAACTGATTAAGACCATTACAACTTCATTAACAAGCTGTATTAAGAATGTACCCTTACCTGTGGACCTGAAAACATCGCCAAGAGTTGCTACTTCTAAAGAGATAAGGGTTGGTATTAGGATTAATTGAGATAGGTCAAATGCTAAGATGCCGATTGCCGTTAACATTGTCGATTCCCATAACCGGAACTTTATTAGATACCGAAAAAATAGTATGAACAAAACATATTGAATTCCCAGATCAATCTCAGGTATTTTGAAAATAACTCTAACTAGGTAGGAAGTAACCGACAAGGTTATTCCCATGATTAAAAACTCTCTTTTGTAGTCCCAAAAAGGGAACCTGAACAACTTGAAAATGAATGCCAGTACAACAATGATATCTGCGAATCCAAGCAAAAGATATAATATCGTGTTCACTCACATGTCCCCTTTTGCAGACTATTCTCTCCTACAATATCCCTACTCTTACTAATTATCAAGATTTTACAAAAAACAAAAGCCCGCTCGAATGAGAAGGGCTTTTCACATTGTCCAAAAGTCACTTTCCTTTACGTCTTTGTCGAGCAACCTCAGGGCCTTCAATACCTTTCTCCCTACTATCGGCGGAGGATAATAGTCCTCATCTGTGCAGAGTTTAGTTGCCGTGTCTTTATTAACCGGTGCAGCTGCACATAGCCATTGTTGATTCTTTCCATGCCTTTTCAAAAACTTTTTAACTTTGGTTTCGGGCTTACCCAGTCCAAACATTCTGCTCACCTCAGTAAACCATTTTGGACAAGACCGAATAATTTTAGTCATTTTTTCCGTTACAAATCGGAATAATGGACAATTTATACCGCATCAATTGTACCAGAGTGAGTTCGTAATCTCGTTCGTTTGTTTGGCGGACATTATGAACGACAATACGAACTGAAAAATACAACGTTGGCAATGATTATTGAATATCTACTCGTTCGTTTCAACCGCAACTGTTTCTATCGAAACAACAATGAGGTGGTGTGAAAGGAGTTGGTGATCGGTGATTTTGGAAGTGATCTCGTCTGCTGTGCTGGGAGGTGTTGCACTGTATGCTCATTTGCAAAAGTCTGGAGTTACAAACGACAGTGAGAAATTGAACAAGATTTTTTCTCTGACCGGATTGAATGTAAAGGACAAAGACAAAACTTATACCGCGCAGCTTGTAAAAAAAGTAAATCACTCCTGGGGTACAGAGTACCGGTATCGCATTCCGTTGGGCCGAAGTTTTGAGGATTACCAGGCTAAACTCGCTCACATTCAAGACGGGTTGAACAACCGCAAAACCACGCTGTCATTTTCCTTTCCAGACCTAAAAACCATCGATCTCACCAGCCCCCTACTCCCCCAACTTAAAGCGCTCCTTACGAAGAAAAAGACTGCCAAAAAGGAAGTTGAGCTTACGTATGATGGGCTGCTCAAAGTGAAGGTTTACAATCAACCAATGCCCTCCCTAGTCAAATACGAAGAAGCACTCGCAGCTGGCAATTGGAAGGTGCCTGTTGGTTTGATCAGAGAAGGAAACGCGATTATCCATCACGATTTCGAACAGATTCCCCATATGGTAGTTGGGGGCGCCACGAGATATGGCAAAAGTAACTTTTTGAATCTGATCATCACAACTCTACTAGCTCAACAGCCGGACAACGTTCAATTCACACTGATCGATCTGAAAGGCGGCGTGGAGTTTTCGGACTACCGAAATGCTAAGCAAGTGATCAACTATGCAGAGGAGCCAGAAGAGGCTGATAAGGCTTTGCGTACGCTCGTCGAGGATATGAGGGGTAAACAATCGGCGATTAAGCAGAAGGGCTACAGGAACGTGCAGGAAGCCAGAGAGAAGGTCAGACACTTCATTATCATTGATGAGGTCGGAGAATTAAACCCTGACGAGTCTGTTTCCAAAGAGGACCGCGCCATTAAGGAACGCTGCCAAACATATTTGAGCCAGATAGCTCGACTGGGTGCAGGTTTAGGGTATAGGCAAATACTCGCCACTCAATACCCTACTGGCGATGTAATTCCGCGCCAATGCAAGCAAAACAGTGACGCCAAGCTATGCTTTCGCGTGCAAACAGCTACGGCCTCCCGTGTGGTCTTGGATGAGACTGGGGCCGAAACACTCCCTGAGATAAAAGGCCGCGCCATATACCAGACAGCAGACAAAATGCAGATTGTGCAGACTCCTTTCATAGACTCAAAGACAATTCGGCAGTCTGTTCAACCTCACATCGTCATCAAGCCGAGAAAGGAGCAGAACGATGCAGACAACAGCCGTGAAGCGCATAGAGAGGCAAGAACAAATCCTCCACAGTCTGGACAGATTCGGTTTTTTGAGTAGGTCGCATATCCAACGGATACACCGTCTAGGAGGCGACAGGAACGCGCAAAAGGTCCTCAAGAACATGGAAGAATACCTTCAATCGTTTCGAGAAGAAGAATACGGCACCGTGTACTATCTCAGTCGAGTAGGTCGGCAAATGATCGGATCGCAGAAGATTGTGCGTCGCACTTTGCAAACAAAGCACACTCTTATGCGTAACGATTATTTCTTCCACATGGGATGCCCAGTCAATTGGCGCACTGAAATTAAAGTGACGGACGGCAAAACAACACTTGTGACTGATGCTCTATTTACAAAGAATAAGCGCCACAACTTTCTCGAAGTCGATAACACACAAAGCATGGCTGAGAACAGCGCAAAGATAAAGCGATACAGGGATATGTTAGAGCGAGGTTTGTTTCAGAAGGAGTTTGGATACTTCCCTACTCTGCATATTGTTACGGTCAGCAAAAGCAGAGTCAGACGCTTTACAGAGCTGTGCGAGGGATTGCCTGTTGAGGTGTGCCAGATAAATGACATCATGTGAGGAGTGGTCAAAATGACGAGAACTGAGGTTATCAAGTTCCGTGATTTCATGGATGGTACTTGGAATACGAAGACTAAAAAGCGCGATCTGAAGAAGCTTACAGATGCGCTGATTAAAACAGGCGCAATAGTTCCACTTGCTCTAACACCTGCATTGCACGCGAGTGCAGCGGAAAGCATCCCAGCAGCCGCTACACAAGTTGTGGCCGGCGCAACATTACAGGTCCTAGCTCATGCGCTCGATCCATTAACGCAAATACTTGTGGCCATCTCTCTTCCTGTTGCCTCAGTAGTCATGATCGGCGGTTGCTTCTTCTTCATGTTCGGGCAATCTGAACGGGCCTGGTCCACAATTCAAAACTCTGGATTGGGATATCTGCTTATTCAACTCTCTCCCTTGTTCATTAAGGTGCTAGAGCAAATAGGAAAAAGCATCTAATAAAAATACCCGCCTCTACAACGTGGAGACGGGTTTGTTCTTATGCGGCTAGAATAAAATCGACGAATACTGGTGAGCGTAGCATGCCGCTCTTCGTCCAGTTTCTCATTTTGACGCGCGCTTTAATTTGAGGCTGGATGTAAACGAAATCGCGATCCTCTCCGGTAACCAATGATTTCGCAACTCCGTAAAACGCCTTCTTATGAGTAGGCGGCACGCCAAACTCAATGACACCTGCTGGGCGACCATTATAATGTGCGAGCCAGCCAAAATCACCTTTTCTGTAGCCTGCGATCTGGACGTCTACATACGTATAATTAATGATCTTGATGAAATCGTCTGTCCGCTTATCCGAGTGGTATCGCCCATCCTTTTTCTTGGCGACTATACCCTCCATGTTTCGAGCAACAATTGCGCCCCATAAGTCCTCGCCTCGACCGTCAATGTACGCGATTTTGCTCATGGTTGGAGTATTCGTTATTGCACCGTCCAGGACAGCTTTGCGCTCCATTAGAGTAAGTCCTCTTAGGTCAACTCCATCATAATGTAGGATATCGAATACAACGTAGGATATCGGCAGCCGTGATCGCTTTGAATGGAATCGTTGCATAGTCAGCTCAAAGTCAGGAATCCCTGTGTCTGGGTCCATCACCACGAGTTCGCCATCTAGGATGATATCAGGCCCGTCCGTAATTAATTCGGGGTACTTCGAGGTCACGTCGTTATTGTGTCTTGTATAAAGGCGCGTCTGGCCGTTTCTCCGGGATAAAATCAGACGGTGGCCGTCAATTTTAGGCTCGAAGACGTAGCGACCGTCCGAAAATGGTTTATCAGCTTGCTCGAGCAGCATCGGGTATATAAATTCCATATAGCATCACCGCTATAATTGTATCAATACTGCAAGGGACATGCGCTGGTAATTACTCGTAGGAGACTTTCATAATGTCCATGAAAGGTATCTTCCTTGTTGCTCCGTTTTCCTCTATATGAACTAGCCTTGTACGCGAGTCAAGTACAGTGATCCGTCCACGGATCTTCTCTGCTTCGCCCCAGACAGACAGAGCCCTTTCGTCGCCATCATCTTTTGCTTCAATGAGTTGACTCCCTAATTCCTCTAACTCGAATTCATCTCTTGTAGGACGTTTTGGTGTAGTTGACTTTGCCATAGAATCCTCCTTAATCCGCTTTTACGGCTGTTATGTGATCCATAGATATCCACTGGCTATCTTCATCGGTCACAAGTTTAATTCTTCTGCCGTTCTGGTCAATCCACTTGACCACACCCCACATCGTGCATATCGTTCCCAGATTGCCTTTTACTTGCTTCCACCACGTTACTGTAATAGCATAATCCGCCCGCGCTGAATCACAAATAACATAGTTTAAGGATTCCAGTTCATCTTGCTCAACAATAGGCATAGATACAAGCTTGTCATCTTCCTTCATCTGTAGATACAGCGCACGTTGCTCCGGCAACACGAAACGCATTGAAAAAGGATTTTCTATCTTAGAGGCCATCTCAACACACCGTTCCTTTCCCAAGTCTCGAACACTTCCATCTTATCGGGCTCAGACCTATGCCATTCAATGTATTCTTCTTTCGTGAGAGCATCGAGTATTGTCATGATTCCGCCTCTATCTCTCCCTGTCTTGATACACAGTTCGTCGATAGTTGGTGTTCTGCGCCGCCCTGCCGAATAGTTTCCGATCACTCTTAATACCTTACGCTCAATATCAGAAAGCAAATTCAATCACCCCTTAAACAAGAACGTTTGTTCCTATTTTATGACGGGTGACGAAAAAAGAAAAGCCCCACTTTTTAGTGGGGCAAAGTCATCGGGTTCCAGCCAGGTCCGCCATCCAAACTCAATACCCAATCAGGACCAGTTCCGAAATGAATTGTGTCCCAACCTGGACCACCATCCATTTTCCATTCAGGTCCAGTAAATAGGATTTGTGGTCTTTCTCCGAGGTCAAAACATAGCACAGTGCAGCGTTCGCCAAAATCTTTTAAATTGAAAGTCATTCTACCACCTCGTTTTTTCTTAATCATACAATTGTTGTCAAAAATAAAAAAGCCCCTCACCCAATTAAGGGTGAAGGGAAGATAGTAGTTGATCGAAGATATTAACGATTTGTTTTTGCATGTCTTCACCGAAACCAATGACGGTTCCACCTGCAATTCCAAGGACACCAGTTAGAATAAGTAGCACGCTCTTTTTATTCTTTCTCAGCAAGTCTTTTATACAGTTACGCAACCTTTCAATTTTACCGTTTTAGTCTCTTGTACCCACTCAATTTGCAGCCCAAGAGCCAATGCAACCTCCCGGGCTGTTGCGTAAGATGTACCTGCCTCGATAGTCACCGTTAACTGTTTGCCGTTTACTGTCACAGCCTTACTGTCTGGACACCATCCTGGCGAGACACCTACTGCCTCTGCTACCGCACGCACCGGAAGGGTTGAGACGCCATTGTTGAGATAGCCTTGAACTCGCAGCATCTTTCCGTTGACCTCGATAGACACTTTATCCACAGGTTTTTTCTCCGGTTGTGGATTTTGGGACTTGTAAGGAACGCCAATGAACTCGCAGAAATTTTTTACAATTGACTCTGCCCATATCTTCCAGTCCCTCTGAATTTGCGCCACATCATCTTGCTTTGAATCGATGAATCCATATTCCACAATGACCGTTTCAATCTTTCCGGTTTGGCGATGCATAAAATAATAGTCATAATTTTGCTTACCCTGCCTAGAAAAAACACGTCTGACATTTTGTCCAGACGTGCTAAGAGCTTCTGCTAATTTTTTTGCAAGTTTGCCATCAGAATGGATGGAGTAGATCGTCTCAGCTCCATCACCTCCGCCGGCATTAATGTGATTTGAGATACAATACTTGGCTCCACTCTCTCGAACAAGTTTTGTTCTTTGATCCGGCGTCAGCGCGATATCAGATGTGCGTGTTAGAACAACCGGAACCCCTAACGCCTGAAACCTTGCGTATTGATACAAACTAATTTGTAAGTTTAGGTCTTTTTCTTTTAGTCCATTTGCACCGACTGCTCCAGGGTCACTTCCACCGTGCCCCGGATCAATAATCAGTATGGGAAGTGGCATGGTTTGTCCTCCTTGTGAATCGTACTGATCAAGTTTGTATTTCTCGATCCGCTTGATTAGCTCTTGAGCGTAATTCGGATCGGTTGCATACCCTGCATCTTGAATGGCCTGACAAGCAGCTCTGTAACTTGCGCCCAATACCTTTGCGTATCTGGGTTCCAAGAGTTTAGCTGTATGATCCTGAACACTTTCCAGCCAGTTGTTGTACTTCCGGAAATCTGATAGCTTTTCGATTTTTTTGTTGTCTACATATTCGGGTGAAACCTTCTGATATATCCCGGCAGGACCCGTCCCTTTGATTCCGAAAAGGTTATTTGCTTTTGTTGCTAGTTCAGAGGTTCCCCATCCGGATTCTAGGATAGCTTGAGCAATCGTCAAAGATGCAGGAACACCATGTTTTTGCATATCATCCACAGCGGCAGGCGCAACCTTTGAGATGAACTCAAGCTGCGTCATTCTCGTCACCTTTTTTCGGGAACGAATTTTTGACTCCGGAATGAATTCCGATTGCTGCAAGAGCTTCAATAAATGCCAATTTTCCAGACTCTAAAAAGTCTCCGTTAAACAGTAAGGCATTGATTAAATTAAAAGCCACTGTCATTAAGACAATGGCTAACGGAATCATTTTGTTTGGATACCAAGCTTCACTTTTCAACCAAGTTGCAATCGCCATTACTACAGCCACTACCAATCCAATTTCAATCATCGTTATCCCTCCTATTTTGTACCGAAGTTATTTTCAAGACGTTCGATTCGGAACTCCATTTTCTCAAGAGTAGATGCGATTTTTTCCTGCGTCTCCTGCATCTTGTCTACATGATCCATTAAACGTTCTTCACGCTGCTTTGCATCTTCGTGGATCTGCTGCTCCCGTTCGCGGGATCTCTGTTTTTCTTCTTTGTATTCGCGCAATAAAAAAAGCACACATGTGACGAACAGTGCGCTTGGGAGCCCAAATTTCATTGCAAACTCTGTCAGAATTGCTGTATCAATCACCGGATTATCACCCTTTCTTTTAGCAATTGCATTCTACGTTCGCCAATGCCTCCGATCTTATCTAACTGCTCCCACGAGCTTATTGGACGGTTCCTGATGATCTCTTGGGCAAGTTTTTCTCCAATCCCTGGTAGTCGCGTTAAATCCTCATAGCTGGACGTGTTGATGTCTAATTTAAACGTTATTGAGGATGTAGCATAGTAGGATGCCCCGAAGAATACAACAAGCGCCAAGCAACCAAGGGATAGAAAAAAACGCATCCTTTGTCCCTCTTTTCTGCGTGTATTGAATTTGCTAGAATTATCCTTACCATTCTTTTCTGCGTGGAGAATGGTCCGGTGGGAAGTGTTACCGCACTCCCGCCGGTCATGCACGCAGCTTTTTATGCATTAAAAAAAGCCCCTATGGAGCTATCAGCTTACTTTATAGGCCACGGTTTCATCATATTCTTGTTGAGTGATCCATCCGTTAACCAAAGCAATGTCCAACTGCTTTGTCCGGTTTTCTTCTGTAGCGAATGGTTCAACTGTGAAGTAAGTGGCGGCGTACTGTTTTACTTCTTCGTGATATTGCGCATTGATGTCAGTGAACCGCTTTGTCCCATCTACGTAAATCTGATAGGCATAACCTCTAACAAGTCGTTGACGTAGCGTTTCAGCCATGATGCTATCCCCTTTCAAACCATGCCGTTGTTTGCTAATGTCTCGAGAATAAACGTCACATCATCCTGAATAAGCGAATCACGCGATTTGAGATGCGCATTTTCAGCTTTCAATTGGGCAATCAGTTCGTCCTTTTGTGCTAACAGGTCTTTCTCCTGGTTGATCTCCGAAATAGGCTTAGGATTGATAAGTTTCATTCATAGGCACCCCCAAACCCATCTAAGATAATTCCGCTTGGTCCTTCAATTCGTTGGTAGGTTTCATTGAACCAACCTTTGGTGACACTCACATCATCTAAGTTCGCTAAATCTTCCTCAAACTTGTTGTGCGCAATATCCGAAAACAGAGCATCTTCAACCTTTTGTACACGGGTGATTAAATTAACAATGGATAAGTAGTTGTCAAGAATCCCCCTTTCCCATCGATTGACATCTCCTTCCGTCGGCGTATCAGCATACTTCCAGTCAAGTTTTGCTTGATATGACATGGTTTCATCCTCCTGGCAAAATGCTTATTTTAAATCGAATCCCCCATTGACCTGAAGTGCTTGTTGTGTTGGTGAAGACGTAAGGGCGACCGTTTTTTACGGATTGAGACATATCCTCCCATGTAGGAGACACATCATGAGCGTTGTTGCAAACCTGTACATTCAGATTTGCACCGTCTGGGATTGTTCCGTTGAGCGAAAGGATGACCCTCGTCGGTTGCGCATCTGCTGGAAGAATTGCTGTGGTTGCTAATTCGATTCCATCAACCGCACGTTTGAATGTGAATGTTCTCTTTGACGATGCGTTATATTGATCCGTAGCAGTAATGGTCAATTGATGTGTTACGCCTGGTTGTAATTTGATCCACATGTCGTGAGGAATCGTAAGGGTTTCCTGTTTACCATCTGTCCCAGGAAAAGAGCGAATTGTATTGCCATCAACGGCATCAGTAATGGTAAAAGAATATCCCTCTACGTCCGTTACGGTGTACTGGATTGACGGAGGCGTTGTGATTGTTCCTAAATCCTGATCGCTTCCAGAAATCTGCGGAGGCTGATTGTACAGTACAGTAAAGTTCCTTGTTGTGTCGGGACTCTTTCCACCTTGATCATCTTCAGCCCAGACTGTAAGAGTATGTGTGACGTTCTCCGCCAAAATCGGAGTGACTGGATTAGAACCGTCATAGAGGCGATTATTCACATACGTCAGTGTTTTGCTGAAGTTTATAGGCGTTGTGCCATTCGAAACGGATGCTGTTATGTTGTAGGTAGTCCCGTTGTCGATTTTATATTTGACTGTGACAACATTACCGGAATCAGCGTCTGTTGCTGAACCGGAAATTGTTAGTGTCTTTCCTTCCGTCAATGTCTGATTGTTGGAAGGTGATGTTAGAGTAAGTGTTGGCAGGTTGTTGATAATTGGCTCCAACACGAGTAACCCAGCTACTCCATAACTCGCAGAATAATTTGATTGAGATGTCAATTCACTTTCATTTTGTGATCGCTTATCATGCATATAGCCAAATGCACATTGCAAGTTACTCGAATAGGGGGCAACCATCGCGGAGTCCACTGCCTCGTTATAATTTTTGGGTGGAGAAAACGTAGCATAGGCAGTGACTGAATTAAGTAAAACAAACATTGTGTTGTTTTTATTTGTTGTAGCTAAAGAAGTTGGGAAGTATAGTGACGATCCGTTTATTAACCTGCTCCATCTCCCATCAACCTGCTTTACATTTCTAAAAATGTGCATGTACCCATTTAAGCGGCCGGCAGTATCAGTAGATATAGGAACATTACCGACGTCTGTACTCGTTTTAAATTTTGCTGCTATGACATGATCTCGACCGTCTTGTAGCCCAGTAATCCATACTCCCCAACCTGGCGGTAATTTATAGCCTCGGGCTGTAACTGTAAACTGGACTACTAAAAAATCCCCATCTTTTGCTAGTGCAGGAATAGGTAAATTGTGTGTGATTTGAGAGTCGTTGTCGATAAATTGACTACTTCCCACATATTCCACCTGTTTTTTGCCTGTTATCGGGATGGAGTAGTCTATGATAATGGTGGGTTTATTCGACGATGCCTCTGTTGAATTGAATACTGTAGCATTATTACTGCCTGTCTCGTTTGAATCTTTTAGTGCCATTCCATAGTTAGGTGATACGCCATTAACCCATGTTTGCACTAAACCAGTTATATTGAAATTCATTGTACCTACGGTTGATCCTGTTATAGCTGTTGTTGAAATTGAAGAGTCAAATCCCGGAGCGGAATTCCAAGTTACAGATGTGTCAATCCAATCAGAAGTAACTTTGTGAATTTCAATAGTTCTACCAGATACGGTCGGTGATGTGTATAGATTCAATGTAGCGTTGTTTATTATGGCATCGTTCGGTATCAGCCCTAGATCAAATTTTAAAAAACTACGCTGCAAGCCATTAGAGTTTATCCCAACTCCAATTCCTACAGAACTCGCGTTATTGGTGGTGGGCGCCCAGTTCATAATTGACGTATCTTTAATAATCGAATTTTCTGTTGTTAACGTAACTACTGGCATGTTCCTCCCCCTTCCTTCTGCAAATGGCCGTTATCGGCAGGTTTCCTCATTTTTACACCACTCCTACTAGTTCTCTTACTTTGACCGTCTGGGTGATGATCGTATCTGATGGCACTGGCACATAAACTTGATTCTCGCTAATCAATCCGCCAACAGCGTCTTTGATTTGGATCAGTGATATGACGCTTACACTTGCAGTTGGAACCATATATTCAATGGTCAGCACAGTACCTTGTACAGATTTGATCGTAAAGTTGGTGATTTCATAAGTCTGGTTCAACACAACTTTGGCCACTTTCGAATTTACAAACTCAGCTACGGTTCCTAAAAATTCATCTGTAATCATTTCACTAGTACCTCCTCTCCCCTCATCGCAAATGGGCTTATTCCAAGCTGCCATGTAGTCGATAATCCAGTTCTACGATCTAAGCTGCTTTTGTAGATGTTCTCCTGAAGCGTGATTCCCTCATTGATTTCGGTTTGTTGATTATAGATGAGGTTTGCCGGCTTGACAGTTAATACGGTATGGTTAACCTCTTTGAATACAGCAGCAGCATCTATGTCTGCTTTCACATAAAGAATGAAGTTTTGAACATCTACATTTACAATGACCAAGCCTGCGCCAACGAGTTCATTTAGTTGTCGTTGCAACCATCTGATTGTAAAAGGAGGCTTTGTCTGATACCGATTCAAAATGCGCTTCTTCCGGAAATCAAGTGACTCAGTTGATGGGTCGGCTTGAATACCGAGCATTTTCTCTCTGCGTTCAATGCCTTCTGGGCCTGACGTCATCACAAATTCATCATCAAATGACCGTTGAATAGCCTTGTCCAGATCATCCAATTCAGTTGCTTCAACATCAGCCAGAGCCTTGAAATCATCAACCTCTTGATAAAAGGAGGGCCAATATTTTAGGATGCGATCAGCTGGCACTCAATGTCACCGTCCCTTTAATCGGGATTTGCTCGTCTGTCAAAGTGACGTTAGCAGCTGTTCCGTTCAAAGTTGTATTCGTTACATCAACCACGCCTGGGACACTTAGAATGGCTGCCTCAATCAATGCCTCGCGCACGACAATTCCTGTTGTATCAGCCCATGTTTTTCGTAAGCCAAGTAGATAGTTCTCAATAGCTGTTTCGATTGGAGATTGAACCTGTCCTATAGTTGTTCCCGCAGAGAGGGTCAGCGTTGTAGCAACGTTGATTGTTTGATTGGCTGCACCAGTAATGGTGACTGTGTGCCCGATTGGTGCTGTGCCCAATCCTTTTCCCTGATTCACAATTGGGTCCACGATGGTTTGGACATCGGATACAAGCGTAGATGATGGAGCATTCCAATCAGACCCGATGATTGTACACTTGACCGTCCCACCACCTTGCCAAACCGGGAAGACTTTCGTAGCACCTACACCGTCTATGGCGTTGATCTTCTGCTTGTAATCAGCGATGTTTCCACCAAATGCCGGTTCGTTCATCTCTTCAAAATAACGTTCGCGTAGCTGTTCGTCTGTCTCTTCGTCTTCTCCAGGGACCAATACATCAGTCAACTCAGCTCGAACTAAGCCAGGGATGTAATCGATTGGAAGCATTGATCCAGAGGCTTGATTCCCGACAGTTCCCGTTTGCTCACATTCCATTTCATAAACACCAGCGCTCATCATTGCGAACGCCACAAAGTTGATGGCATCAAGTGAAAAGCGACTGCCGATTGGTATTTCTAACGGAACATCGTTATCACCGTAAAACAGGCCTTTGCGTTTCGCCTTCGTCGCTGGTTCTCGATTAACCCCATATTCTGCAGTACGTTTGCCAAGAGATTCCCCTGTCGCTGTATCCGCATAAGAAAGGTTCCGGTTAATGTCCGTATTTGCGTACATCTGAGCCATTTCTGCAGCAACTGCTGCGCACGCTGTGTAAATCAAACTTCCTTCTCGCTTGTCCACGGTGCGGTTATCTATTGTTAGAGGCACATTGTCCAGCATTCTGTTCAAAATGAAGTCATAGGTCATTTGTTCATACATGATTACACCTCCCTTGTCATCGTAAAATCCCCAAACACAGATACAACCGTGAACTCTACGAGCATGGAATCGCCTTCCGTTTGAAAAGTTACATTTTGCACATCTATGACTCGCTCGTCTTGCAATAACGCTTCTTTAATGAGCCTCCTGATTTCGGATTGCACAAAAAGAGGACTCTTTCCGATGAGTCCTTCCAGTTCGCTTCCGAAATCGAAGCTGTATATGAGATATTGAAATCGTTGCGTTTCAAGGATGATGAACACTGCTTGTTTAACGGCCTCCAGACCGTCAACCATTTGAGTAATTCTCTTATTCTCAAGATCCAACTTCCATGTCAAAGATGGCTGTTCTTGAGCCTCTACAGGCGCGTTTAGGATGGTCGTCCCTGTTGGAATCATGTATCCCTCACCTTCTCTAAAACAATGTATTGCTGCCCTCCTTGAATGCGCAGGAGAACAACGCGATCACCAGCTTTTAATGCTGGACGCAAGATGATATCGCCATATCGCAACTCTTTTGTGCCTTCAGTAAGAACAAGAAACTCTTTCGTCAATACAAATCGCTGGTCGATATCGATTTCCAGTGGGGTAGTACTCTTAATTGTGCCGAAAAAAACACCTACCGGATTGGAGGCGTCCACAGCTTCAGTGGCTGCTTGTTTAATTAACATTAGCAGACTCATCAACTATCTCCTTCAAATGACCTTTAATTCCAAAGTCATCATGTAGTCATCTCCATCAAATCGATGGGTTGCAGAATCCACTAAGAACGGCTGGCTGATATTGTACTCATTGATTACGATGGGGACATATGATCCAGCTCTTACTCGGACATCTCCAATCGCCTCTACCTGTAATGACTTTGATTCGCGATTCTTAATAGTGATCAGCGCGTTAAGCAACGCGTTAATCTGGGCCTCATTCTTGTCTTCGTCAACCGATTGAGTCAATTGGAGCGTTCCCCAAGCCTTCATATTTGCGCTGTCTTGTGCAATGTAGACATCGCGTTTACCTGTTTTCTTGTTATCTTTGTACAACTTCACCTTGTTGAAAGTATCCTGATCGATGCTTGATTTCATAATGTAATTGGTCATTAGGCTGTTATCACCGATAATGAAATCTACAAGTAAATCCTCAACATTGCGCAAGGTCAGCGTGCCGAACTCATCAAAAAGCACAAAATTTACACCTGTATTTTGCAGGGTATAGACAAGAGCTTTATCGATGATATCAAGTAAAGTTTGGTTGTCCTCAACCATGGTTGGGATAACGTAAGTAGTTCCGGTGATTTGACCAGTCTTCAAATTAAAATCATCGGCAATCCGCTGAATGATATCAGCTGCTGTTACCTTCGCAAATACGTAGGTGTCTTTGTTCAAAAGGTACCGTATCTGGTCATAGCATTTAATCCGGACACTCTCGTCTCTACCACCATCAATAGAGAAGACATATCCATAAAAAACGTTTTGATCGTTGTAACGGAATCGGACTATATCTCCGTTTTTCACCTTGAATGAAACGTCCTGATAAATAGCACCTTTAATTAGGGTAAAGTCGAGGCTTCCAGGACTACCGATCCGGTTTGTTTTCCATGTAATACCCGTGACGATATTAGAGATATCCCAGACATTACCATCTTTGTTGTCAAGAAGCACCTCATACATTTGCAGTACCTCCTGGTAGCTTAAGCACCATGCCAACCGGTAGTTTCTTTAGTTGTGCGTCAGAAATCCCGTTAAGCCTTTGGATTTCTCTCCATTTTGAATCGTCACCTAACTCTCTCTTTGCAATAGTCCATAAGTTCTCTCCAGGAGTTAGTTTGTGCGTCTTTGGCGTCTGACGATCATTCTGGCGCGGTTTGTTTCCCTTTTGAATAACTTGCGTGGCAGCTGCTCCTGCTTGTCTTGTGGATACATTCATACGTTGGGCAGAGTAAAATACATACTTTTTTAGCTTTAGCGTATACTCAATGTCACCGCCGCCACCAGCAACCTCTTTCCACGTAAAATCATCAATGCTGACCGCCTCATTGATATCAAAACTTGCTCCAGTAAAAATAAAACGGATGGGCCTTTTGGTCGCCATCCATTTCCCAATCATGTCTTTATATTCAGATGGCTCTAGTACGACGGTTGATGAGATAAAAGGATATGCTTGGGCCGGAAAGATGCTACTAAATGCAAATGATGACAACTTAGGGCTTTTGATTACATTTATTTCTCCAAGCCCAACAACATCGTATGTGGAGCTGTTGCTGCCATCGTCAACTTCAATCTCTCCGGGATTGATTGGAATTTGGAAGCCTTCTTGTTGGTTGTTAAAGGAGAGCCATATTCCATAAGAATTTGACATAAGTACCTCCTCTCATTAAACATTCAGAACCATTTTTGCAGATGATGCGATTTCTTCTTCAAGTCCTCGATTGATTCGCGAAATAACCGTGTCGATATCATAGCCACTGTTGTAGTGATTGTCTCCTGTTACTTGAACAACAGGAGTCAACGTGACAAAGTTTTGGATGTTTTTCATTTCAGCTAGTTCACGCATTGTTTTGAGGTCTTCACTCGAAATATCTACGCTGTCTCGGATTTTACCCACTTCTCCAACTTTGTTGATATTCGCTATCTTATCCATAGCGCCACCAGGAACCATCGGGCCAAATTGAGCTGCCGGCCCATTCGTAAACTGATTCCATGCAGATGTGCCCCAGTTGTATCCTGATTTATAAGCTGCGCCTAGGTCCTTCTGTTGCATTTGATACTTTGATAGATCAACCACAGCTTTATTGGTCTCTGGCTTAAACTTCTCTATCCAGGAGTTATCCTGTTTAGCTATAGCTTGAATGGTCATTCCTGATACCTCATTGATCTTACTAATCAACCAGTTCAGGACATCCACAACGTTATTCGACCAGTTTGAAAAGTAACTGGAGACGTTCTTGAGCATGTCATAGAACAACTTTTGAATAGCGTAAACCGGATCAATGAAGATGTTTGCTAGGAATTCAGCCAAGGCGAGAATATGGTTCCAAACAAAGCCGATGCCGTTTTGGATGGCCGCAAAGAAAACCATAAATACTCCAGTTACAAATCCGACAATTTGGTCAGTCGTGACTCCGAATTGGCGTAGGATTAAAATTAGAACACCTATTGCAAGTGCAACTACTAAAATAGGCCAATGAACGCTCCAAAAGCTGATCGCAATCTGTCTTACAGGAGCAGCCATCGCCCAAAGCTTTGCGGTGAGCAGAGGGATAAGGTACAGAGCTAAAGTGGCGAGCACGGCCGTGATTTCTGGTCCATAATCTATTGCGATATTGAGAGCAGCGCCGAACGCTTTGCCAAATAGAACTATAGAATAAATTAGCACATTTAAAGCCGCAGTCATTCCACTAAAGAAGGCTGCTCCTCTATCGCTATCCATCCACGAAATCATATTCTCAAGTTGATTGGTTAAATATCGTAATGGTCCACCCGCTTCATACATCTTTCCAATCCATGCATCAATCTTGTTGTTAATTATCGCAAACGCTCCACCAAATGTCATAGGCATCGTTTGAAACAGCTTATCGATGCTATTCGCTTGCTTCTCGATTGCTTTTACAACAACATCTGCCGTTAACTTACCATCAGCCCCCATGCCCTTTAATTCCCCACGGGCTACGCCTATCCCCTTTGCAAGCTGATCCATAAACAAAGGTGCAGATTCACTAATTGACCTCAATTCATCCCCTTGTAATACGCCTGATGACAATGCCTGTCCCAACTGTTGCAAAGCTACTTGGCGGTCAACCGTTCCCGCCCCACTTGCTACAAATAATTTGTTAAGTGTTTCAGTAAAGCCAATGAGTCTATCAGTTGATTTGAATAGATTTGGGGCGAATAGACCCAACTTTGCAATTGTGTCTGATGTATCGCGATAGCTTGATCTTGTCGCATTTGCTGACTTTAAAATCTTCTCTTGTAACTCGTATTGTGTTTGCAATCCGTCATTAACAAAATTAAGTCGTGAGTGTACACCAAGAATCTCATCTGCACGATCCATTGATGCCGTAATGCCATTCCAAAGCTGCTGCATAAGTTCTAACGCTTCGTTGATTGCAAAGACCTTATCAACTATCCCGTTAAGAGTAAATCTGCTATTTGATACAGCTTTATTGAAGTTATGCTGCGCCTGGGTGGATTTGTTGATTGCCGAGTTGATCTCAGCTTCAGCTAGAGCAAGTTGTTGCTTAGCCGCAGACAACATTTTGTCCATCTGAATGTTCCCTTTTGTCGCATTCTCCATATCATGCATGGTAGATATCATGATATTCATAGTTTGTGTTATTCGTTTGAGAGGTCCAGTCATGGCGTCGAACATTTTTATTGTACCTGCAACCGTTGCCAATGCCTCACCACCTTTTTATGACGATAAAAAAAGAGCCTATGTAGGCCCTTTAAGAAATACTTCTATTTTTTCTGATTCTGCTCGATCTCTTTTATGATTTCTTCAATAGATTTCGGTTTTGCTTGAGTTTCAACGGGTTCAAATTTAGCATCAGGTGTTAAAGTAACGTTATTGTTAACTTTAAGTTGTCCCGTTTGTATGAAATATTTCTCAACCAATCTTGGGGCATTGCTAGAATATCCAATTCCATCTGCCCAATCTAAATAAGTTTTTCCAAAAGTATTCACAAACCACTCATGCGTGAGTGTATAGTCTGTAATTCCCTTCAGGTTATTCCTAAACCAAGTCGTATCTGAGAAGAAGACATATAAATCTTTTCTTACTGTTTGATACGTTTTTCCTTGATACTTCCAGATGACAACCTCATTTAGATTAATTTGTCTCAAATCTTCAATGGCTGTCGAAAATGACGTTGGGTCACCTTTAAAGTAAATTTTATACTTAGTTTCTTCCGGATATCCCTTTAATTCATTATATCCAACATATTTACCCGTTCCCGCCACAGCAAAAAGTTTGGTTTCTGGATTGTTATTAACAGTTTGATTAGCCCCTTGAGCATGGACAGCAAACGGAGACGAAAATAAAACAAATGCCAAAACTACAGAGAAACAACCCTTAAGCATAATAACTCCTCCCCAGGTAAATTTTGTTATGATTTTACCACAGTCTTACGAGAAGGGGTTATTTTCGTTTCATTTTTGCTGCTTCTTTTTTCTCAGCCTCGATTTTTTTATCGATGGCTGCTATTACAAAAGCTTTATCCTCCCTGGGCATGTTAATAAAATCCCTAGGGAGGATATGTAGTTTATGGAGAGCGTAGTAAGCGTAATTCGCTTCTGGATCGCCCTCCTCGATTAGTTTTTTGCTTCTTCCACCAACGTTTCCATTTCTGTATCAAAGCCGCTGAGCTTTTGAATTTGGCTAGCTAACTCCACAACCTCACCTGAAAGCAAGACGCGCTCCAGGTACTGATCAGGAGTTGCGCATCCCAGACTCTTCAAACTCTCAACATTCTTAAAATCAGGTACAATCGTATGTTCAATGACGATCGCCTTATTAAAAGCCTCGGCATCAAACTCAGCTTTTCTTCCCTTGATTTTTGTTGCACGCTTCCGGATGTCGTTAAACTCCCTGTTGGTCATCGCTCTGATTTTAAAGAGGAAGGGATTGCCATCCTTGTCTTTAAATCGTTCAGAAATATAAACTTCATCTGTTAAATTATCTACTGGGTTAGCGTTCAGAAAATCTTGCAATGTACTCATTAATGATCATTTCCTTTCGAATTAAAGTGAAAAGGGAGCTGCTTAAGCTCCCGTTAATGTGTTGAATTGATCAAGCAAGTCGTAATCATTAAAGGTAAATGGCAACTCCTCCTCCAGCATGTCGTCGCTAGTTGCATCAAACTTAGTAGCGATGATGCTATCTAAGTTGCATCCAAGGAGCATTACCGTTTGCTTTCCTGTTCCCGATGTTTCATCTTCGTTAATAATCTGTAGATCGAACCAGAAATCTTTACCTGTCTTGATGAAATCTCTCATTAGTTGACGAAACACTGAAGTGACATAGTATACAGTCAACGTTCCAGATCCACTCCACCCTGCCGAACGTTGCGGGGTGTTTGTTTTCCCCAAGATAGGCACATCTACTTTGTTCTTCTCAATAGTGGCTTCTAGCGATTTCGCATAAAACAATTCCTCTCGTCTTCCATTGATCGTAGCGTATGCTCGAGCCATCTTGCCGCTGACCGCATCTTGTTCGCGAAAAAACGTCATGATTTATCCCTCCTATTCCACCGTGATTGACATATACACTTTTTCGATTGCATTTACCGGCTGAATCCATTCATTCACAAGAACAGCATCAACCTCTTGACCAGGTAGGACTTCGATATCAGTCTGAGGGTCAAAATTTTGAACAGCTCCAATGTTTTGGTACTGATTAACGAGATTGATGCATTCGCCTTTAAACGAATTTCGGCCATCATCATTATTTGGAACCTTACCAATGTAATAATCAGTGAAGATTCGTTGATAGTCATTGGCCAGTCCATCAAGCACTCGGATGACTTGATTTTTTCTGAATTCCTTGTTCTTATCAACTGTAAAACTGGTGAATGTGTTGATATCCTGCTCTACGAGCGCTCTGCCGTTGTATGCTGTGAAGAGAAACTCTCCATCTTTTAGGGCTTCGATGATCTGACTATTGGTGTATTTGGGCGTAACATCCACGGCGCCGTCATATGCATCAAAGGTGAGCGATTGATTCACTTCTGCTCCTGCTTCAGCCCCAGCAACCCATGCAACTGCCTGTGCAGCTGTGAGTGTTGTCCCGTCAGCCAATACAACACCATTTTTCACACTAATGACGCCCTCATAATCCGCTGTAGGATAGTTCTCCAAGACAAGTTGGATCTTCTTCCCCTCATCCTCACGCTGACGCTTCACAAACGACACAAATACATCTTTAATCGTAGTATCCGTTACGGTTAAGCCAATCGTGTTGAAATCCTCGACCTCGATTGCAGCTTGATAATCAGCGTAATCTTGAGCAGTTACCGTTCCGTCAGCGCCTCCAGTAAGAGGTGCTCCTGCTGTGGATACTGGTGCCCCGGTTCCGCTGAATGTCACCCAATCATTTGCCTGTAGTTCTTGAACAGTTGCTACAGTCTGCAAATCAATTTCCATACCAGAAACAAAGGTTTTTACATCGAATTTGGAATTGTCGTCCACATTTGTACCTACGGAAATGGTAATGTCATTCCCGCGAGAACCACCGTATTTCGCTGTAGCAGTTAACGGAGCAACAGTTGCGGTTGCAGGAGTTCCTACGTTTAACCTGTAGATAAGGATGGTTTTTGCGCGTTTCATTGCTTCTCGAATTAGCAACATTTGCGGATCTGTCAATGCATATCCGAACAACTTAGTTGTGTCTGTGCCAGCATCTAGTGAAACAATTTGTTTTGCTGGGCCCCATGAGAGATTCAAAGGCAGACTAGTAATTCCGCGTTCGCCAATCGATCCAATCGGTTTCTGTTTGCTCTTGAAATTGATGTAAACGCCAGCCCGTTCTTTGTTTTGTGCAACCCATGTACCTCCTGCCAACTTACTTCACCTCTTTGCTCAGTGTTTTTTCAAGCACCTTTCGCGCCTGATCAATCGTATATGTCTTGCCTTCCTCAAGGACTGCACGAAGGAAATCTTTTTCAGATGGTGCAAATTGCTTTGATGTAAGAAGCTGCTCTTTAGTAAACGCTGGTTCCTTTTGACCCGTCTCTCTCTCAGCCATTCTTCAATGCCTCCTCTATATCAAGAGTTTGCATGCTTGGATAACTAGGCTTCTGCTTCCAAACTTGCATTCGGTAAGTAATGAAAAAGTGAAGTACTTCATCGACAATTTCCCAAGAAACGTTGATACCTCTGATCGGGTTCCCGTTAACTTGGATTGTTTCAAGTAGGCTCGTCAACTGCTCAGCCATAGTTATGCGGTCCTTATTTGTTTCATCAAAGTAATGGACGTCCACAGGAATTTCACGTGCATAACGCCTTCCCAACTCCTGTGTATGTGTAGGTTCTAAAATCTTCACAAAAAAACATGGCGGTTTAAGTCCCTCTTTGATTTCTTCACCAAACCTATCGATGTTGGGGAAAGCTTGCGCCAATGCCTTTAAAACACCAGTCCGTACATCTAAAAAAGCAACCGGCTGCACGCCATCACTCCTTCCGTGGCGGTCTGCCATTCATGATGTCGTTCAGTAGTTCAACCACACGTTTCTCAAGATACTTGGGGAGTTCGCGTTCTATCTCTTGCATGGATATGGTCAACATGAATCGACCGTCTACCCATCCAGTCAAGTCCTTACCAGTCCTGTGACCATATTCTACAAAGGAAGCATAGTAAGTGTTGTTGTAAATCTCAACATGATAAGTGTTTCCTCGTTTTTCGATTCTCCCAATCTGCCAACCATTACGTAGATCACCCGTTTCCCCTACAGGAGTACGTTTCTTAATCTTCCGTAATGAACGCATAGCCATTTCCATGAGAAAGACTCTGATGAAACGTTCGATCACACGTTCATCAAGTGTAGTTTGAAATGCCTTTGTAAGCTTTTCGAACTCACTGAAATCAAACTTTCCCCATCTAGCCATTAAGCCCACTCCTTACGCTGAATGGACACTTCTTGATGGCTCTGATAGGGAAATGGCTCGCCTGCTTCGTATTTCCTTGTAATCGTTCCTCTAGTGACTTCAAGTATGTCACCTTGCTTGATTTCTAACTCAGGAGCAATGAACAGCTTCGTCTCATATTTGATGTTGTTCTGCGCCTCTGTTTGGTTGTTTGTTCCAAGCGCCTTTTGCGATATGCGGCAGGGTTGATCAGCGTAAACAGCAACAGGTTTTAACGTTGTTTCTCCTGTTTCCGAATCAGTAACCTTCTCATAACGGTAGATGGTGCATTTATCCTCATACAGACCCTCAATTTGCCGCCTATGACGCTTGTAATTAATCCGGCCCATGGCTACCACCTCAACCGTCTGTACCTATGCAAATCCATCTTGTAGTTGAACACAACGCTGTCAATTACTGATTTGGCTGTGTTCGATAACTCTCCGCCTGATCCGCCACTAGCTGTTGAAGTGTCTCCAACCTTTACGTTTGATCCTCCTCCAACGCTATCGGCAATCTCATCCACATTCGGAAGATCGACACGAACAGCATCAATGGCCATTGAGGTCCATACATAAACCAAATCATCAGGTATGGATGAAATGTTGCAGTAATGTTTAATGCGCAAGCCGATTTCCGTAATGTACGAGGTGATTAATGCATCCCGCGTGCCATCAGCAAGCCCAAGTCGCAGCTTGACGTTTTCAAGCACCTTGGCTATTTGCTCATCCCAAGTCATTTCATCACTCCTCGATGATCTCGGCTCTTATAAAGGCTTCTCTTTCTCCTGAGTCAATCTCGATCTCATCACCAATTTTGTACCACTTACGCTTGTATTTGATGTTTTTTAGCAGGGTCACACTCAATTTCTGGTTTTCTTGATTTTGTTTATTCGAATCATCTTCATCACGATCAGTTGTACCAACCATTTTTTCCAGAGTGTTGAGCAAGGTTTTTCGGTTCTTCCCCTGTTTCTCAGCTTCCAACGCTTCTTGTGCTGTAATTTCTCCTCTTTCAACTAACTCCACTACTTCTTGGATACTCTGTTCAGCAAACACGTTTCATACCCCCATTTAAATAGGAGAGGCATTTAACCTCTCCTTGTTAACCGACTTTAGCAATTAGGATTGTGTCGATGGTTTCGAATGATGGCAGACAAATCTGACTGACAATGGTATTCACGTTTACGGGGTGCGTTTCCTTAACCGTTGTGATTGCAACACCAGTATTAACAACCTGAACTTCAGCAGATGTTCCGCCACTCATCAAATCAGCTTCTTCAGGAGTTGTACCATAATACAAATTACCCAAATTTCCGTCCGGAAGAAGTGTAAAGTAATCATCTGGATAGAACAATTGAGCCGCACCACCTACTTCAAGAGCGAATTTCTTGTTGTATACCGCAATCGAAACTCCCAATTTAGTGGCAAAATATTGTTGCAACATAGAATCTGTCAGAATCAAGTTTTGTCCACCAACAGGATTCATATCTTTGCGGATAGTGTCATTTGCAAGCAGGTAATTCCACGTTTTACGTGTGCAAAGACCACGAGCAGGACGAACACCCGTATCATCCTCAATCAAGTCCTGCCATGTGCGAATATCATCAACTGGATTGCTGTTTGGATCACTCCACAAATCCGTACCTGTCAAGGTTACCTTGTGTGCAGCTGGCATTTGGTAGTCATATTCGTAATTCAGTCGGTTTGCTGCGATTGAGATTTTGCCAGAAGAAAGCAACTGCATAATCATTCGTTCGGAAATAACACGAGCACCATTTACCAAATTAGTAGCATCGTCATAAATTTTGTTGATAACAGGCATCAAATATTGGGAGTTTGTAGAGGACATCAAGCGCAGTAGATCTTGGCGGTCTTTCTCTCCTACACGCATAGCTTCACGGAAAAACGGCATTTCTGTATCAATCTTGTTCATATGCACACGGTCACGCAGTGTTGCCTTTGCGTCGAATTCAGATGGTTTCAATTGAACAGGCAGGCCATTGAAGCCCTTGATCCAACTCAAATCAAGACCCAGTTGTTTCTTTGCTGGGAACAACGTTTCTCCTAAATACGGAATCTTATTTGAACCATTTTCTTCGTAATATGTGGCAATGTTAAGTGCATTAATCAAATCAAAAATTGTTGTCATGAATTATCTCTCCCTTACTTCACAAATGTGATTTGTTTGAGTGCTGTGATAGCAGTTGCTGCTGGGGCTGTTGGAAGCTTAGACGTGGAAATGAATCCATGAATTACCACAGCACCTGGAGCAGGACCATGCGTCACATCAACATCATTCAGCAGTACTCCCTCTGAAGTCGCATCATTTATGACAGTCGCTTTCTTCGTATCATCAGCCAAAAAGCCACCACCTACGATTGTTCCAGCAGGAACGATTTTCTTTCCGTCTGCACCTGCAACAATCCCTGTATTATCAACAGTTACTGCAAGTGCTACGTAATGATCAGGAAACTTTAGAATTTGTTTCGGTGTTCCATATTGCGTTTTGACAAATTTACTCATCGTTTATACCTCCGTTTTACTTGAAATAGTTTGCTTGCGCTTGCTGAAGAGCTTCGTTAGACTGCTTGTTTTGGTCAGCCAACTGTTTACCGATATTAGGCTGCTGTCCTCCGCCTCCTCCAGTTGCATCAGCAGGCTGGAAACCTCGGAATTGAAATCCACCTTTATCCTCTGGCACAAACAAAAAAGCCTTGCTCTCTTGCAGGGCTTTAAGTTGATCATCGAAACCAGCTTTTACATTGCCAGCATCGTCTAGTTCGATTTTCGTTTTGTCCAGTAGACTGGATACAAGGTCAGGATCATGAACCTTCCCATTCAACGCAAGTTTCAACGCCGTGTTAGTACGCAGTTCCTTCAATTCGGTTTGGTACTTATCAGCTGCTTGTTTGTTTGCATCTTCAAGCTCTTTGATCTTGGTTTGCAAGGTTTCGTTACCTTCAGCAGACTTTTTCAAGTCCGTTAGTTGCTGATCACGTTCTTTCAAGGTGGTTTCCAGCGACTTCTTAGCATCATTGACTTCTTTGAATCGATGCTCAGGCACATAACCTTTGTAATTGCCTTCAACCCCTTCCGTGATTTGTTTGATTTGCTCCTCAGAAAGTTGCATTCCTTTGAGCAGTTCTTTGAGCCAATCCATATATGATCATCCTTTCATCTTCGCTTGTTTTCCCGGTCGCGTCCGGTGATGAATTTACCCAGTTTAACGCCTTTTGGCAGGGCAAATACAACACATCTGCTATTTGAAACAGTCAACAATTGCTTTAAAAAGATAATCCTTGGTACGCTGTTCAATTGGGAGTTGATCATACGGAACCATGCAAGGATGTTCTTTCTTTTCTGGATCCTTTTCTGGTCCATATATCCAACCAGCAGCAATTTTCTCTTGCATCCAATTTTCATGCGATTGTTCTGGCGTCGTCTCGCAGTCCAGATGGAACTCTACGCCATTTTTAGCACTTTGCCGTTGCCAATCAGGAGCGTCTTCCCAAGAAGATTGACTATCATCTCCAATGCTGTTGCAATATGCACGATTAACTTCGTGACAAACCCTTGCGATGTCTTCGATATTCACCGTCCATCATCCCTTTGCGTATTTTTCTAGCCATTCACGATAGGAAAGGTTTCCCGTCACCATATAACTACCTCTCGAGTCTCGAGCAATCCGTTCCCCTGGGTTAATCTCATCATCAAAGTAAGGAACCGTTGTTGATCGACAATTAGCGTGCAATGGTGGGAAGTTTACGCCTATTTCCTTATCCGCCAGAGTGAATACCTCGTTATCCATGGACCTACAAATCGAGCTTGTACGACTATCCAATGTTGCTAAGAACTCATATTTCTGTACCACGCCAGACTCTTTATAGCCAGCAAATGACGCCTCATTTTGGATATGGCTAGCTTCTGTCCTCACTAAACGTTGCGCGGCTCTGTAGCCCACTCCCATTCGTTCGGCGATGACCTTTGCTGTATAGTCACTGCTGTCACCTCGAATGAGGGATTGGCTAAACAGCGTCTGTAGTTGTTGAACCAGTTTGGAGTTGTCTTTCCAGATTCGCTTTGAAAAGTTCTCCTCAAGCCACGGTTGCCTAACAATCTTTTGGACATCGCCTACTTTGGCAAACGTTGTACCCATTCCCAGGCCCTTTTGAATCTCGAAAATTGTCCGGTAATAGGTGTCCGTGTAGATATCACCAAGCAGTTCTGTCATTTGCTCATTCTGTTTCATGTTCACTGACTGTATGGCAGCCTCGATCTGAATTTGCAGAGCTTGCAGTCGTGTTACTCGGACTTTGTAGTATACGTTGTTGAGGATTTGTGTCCAACGTCCGTCTGGATTGTTCTTAGCAAGATCCGTAAACTCTTCCAGGCTCATTTTGAACTCATTGAGTTGGTCGCTGTTTAGTAGCTTGCGTGCCTCAGCCAAGTCTATTTCGTTATTGGTTGCGAACCTTTGATAAAACACTTCAATATCACGCTGTATAGAGGTCATGGCGCGGTCGTATTCACGTTTTAACGTTGAGCCAATATATTTGTCCGTCTTTTTGAACTGTTCGTTATGAAGCTGCTCTGAGCGTTTCTGCCAATAGGTTTGTGGTTTCATATGGCATCATCTCGTTTCGATTAATACATGGATCGCCCAAGTTTCATTGCCTCTTCAACATTCATCCCAAGTTTACGAACGTTTTCATAAATAATTGCAGGGTCTACATCTGTGGTTTTTTGAACGTGAACATTAACGGTGGGCTGATGATCAACTGGACGCTTACATGATTTTGCCCTAGCCTTTGCCTTCAATCGTTCGGCTCCGACAACTGATTCACAATGATGCAACAGTGTAGATGCTGCGATTGCTCTAGCTACTGGACCAGAAGTCGAACTCCCCATAATGTCTTGTAAAACAATCGCTGCTTCATTAGCGACCTCAATGTATTTATTTACATCAACATTGCTCATTCTTCTCCCTCGCCTTCTGTAGAACCATCCAGATTATCGCCTGGAAGTCCAGCATATGTGTCTAACTCTTGCATCGATCGTTCCTTTTCTTCTTCCTTACGTTTCTTTTCAGCATTAACATCTGTCACATAAGGATGGTTTGCTAACAAGGTTTCGTCTGAAAGAAGACCAACACTGTTTTTGATATCTTCGATTACTTGCGTCTCATTAATCATGATGTCACGGTTGAATATGAAGTCCACTTGTTCGGCGCTGTAATCAACCTTTGTTGTGTTGTACAAATGCATGTTAATGAACCATAACAATTGCTCCAATGATGCCTGAAACTCTGTCTCCATCATATTTGCGTCCATGTCCAGATCGGCATACAGGAACTTCAGAGCCACGCCTGACTTATCTCCGCCAAAGTTCTCGGATGTTGTATCTACGCCGCGTCCGAACTCGTAAATGTCCTTCCTAGCAATTTCCATGTGCGTTTTGTATGCTTCTGTGTCGATATCGATTGATACTGAATCAAGACCGCCATCACCTTCAGTAAATACTGTCCGGTAGACCGAAATGTTCTTTCTAAATTCACCAGCGTCTGTTCCGTTGTAGTTCTTTACAACAAAAAGGCTGTTTGGCAGGTCTTCTAGGTTGTTGCTGTTGTCGCTCTTGTTGCGGTCATAGTCATCAACAAGTGACTTGATTAACTCAACAAGTGGCTGTTCTTCTTCGTTGTACTTGAACGGGATGAACGGGATACGTTGCCAGTTTAGTGCTGCTGGTTCTTCCTGCCCTTCTACATCCATAAACAAATGTGATCCAGCCTCGCCAGCCTCTATATCCGGCTGAATTCCGATCCCATCATAAACGTATCGTTTAACGCCGTTTGTGTCCCACCACTCTGCCTTAGTCACCGTTTTACGCTGTGTACCCTCGAATACAACGACATCATACACGCGAATAATGGCATCTAAGACCGTGTGAGCTTCGTCTCTCCAAAGAGGTATGATTTCCTCGCTGCACATCTTTTTGAAGCTAAGATTCCCGTTTTCATCGTAATAGACATGCATCCAACCGATGCCTTTGTTTACCGCCTCTTTGCCAGTTGATTGCAGCCTGCGCATCATCGCTTTGTCAAAGAAACCGTTTAGCAACTTAGCGTATTCATCTTTGTCAGTCTGTACACTCAAAGGTTTACCTAGCAGATAGCCAACTTTTTGATCGACCAGTTTACGCACAAAAGCATTGGCAAGCTTGTTATTGGCAAGGTTTGCTACAGGCTCTAAAGCGCCACTTTCGCCTACTGCCATCCTTTGCCGTTCTAAGATGTCTGTCTTGTTGCGGTAATATCGTTCCCCAGTCAACATCCATTTGCGTTTCTGCGACGATTTCCACTCGCTGACTTCTTGGTTGATAATCTGTTCAATGCTCATAGCTGACAGCCTGCCCTTTATGAGGATGCTGTCTATATGCTCTTGAGGGTTGTAATCGAAAATGTTTGGATCAAGAAAACCCATGCTTTACCTCCTTCCTTCAGGGAACCAGACGGAACCACCCTTAAGGTCCGCAACCTCGTAATCATCGAGTGCATACCAGATCGCTGAGAATGTATGCGGGTCGATGTTAAACTCGTCTGGAATGATGTTGCCATTTTTGTCTGTGGCGTATGTGAGATTCTTCAATTCCCTAATGACGTTCTTACATTCATCAGAGCAAATGATCTTTTTGAATCGTTTCACTTTCCTTGTGTACTGCAATCGAGAGCCTTGAAACTTCTTAGCTGCCTTTATGTTGAATCCTTTTTGCCTAAAGTACTGAATAGTCTTCGGTTCTGCACTGTCAGCTTTGATCAGCTCATACGTTTTTTTAAACTCTGCGATTTCTTCTGCTGTGATATCGTCAGTCGTTTTATTCTTGTAGTACTCCCAGAAGATGTAGAGTATCTTGTTGTCATGATCGATCGCCAGCCGTACCAGAGCGTTATACGACTCCTCAAAACCAAAGTCCATACCGTTCCGTTTGATTGGTGATCTGAGCGTCCTGATTGCATCCATAACCACGTTATGAGACTTCACTTCGAACTGAGGTATCACTTTTACTCCATTAACGCCAAAACGACCTTTCCGAGCAATCCGGTAAAGGTCTGGGTCGTACTCTTTTAGTTCCTCTAACTGTTCAACGTAAGAAGCAGGCAAGAATAAGTTATCATCAGCCGTAGAGTGATGATAGTACGTGTCACCAACAACAATCGTTCGCTTTTCATACAAATCATCGTCATCCAGGATAAAACGGTCATTCTCAACATCCTTGAAGAAATGCTTAAACGACCAATTATCCTCGCCGACTGGATTCGTCGAAAGAAGCATGTGCAGCTTTAAATCCGGATGCCGCAAGCGCCCAATAAGCTCTTTAAATCCAGCGTATTTTACTTCTGAACACTCTTCTATCCAGATGATTGATACATTATTGATCGACTTTAGCTTTGCGGGCTTATCCATTCCTTTGAAGATGATCTTACTACCGTTTGGGAATCGAATTTGCATAGGTGATGTCGGGCATTTGATTTTATGCTCCAGCCCTAGATCAATGATTATCTCTTCAAGCAACGAAAAGCACGATTCCCTGATGGTTTCATAAACCTCACGGATAACCAGCGCAGTCCGTTTTTCTTCGAGTAACTTTAGAACCAGTTTTAGAGCAATGTGATAACTCTTAGATGATCCATAGCCACCGACCAGAAATTGAAACTTCTGATTCCAATCAAATAGAAAGTCTTCAAAGTGTGGGTTTACCTCTTTTTCGATCATGAGGAATCACCCTTACGCTTGATGACTATTTCGATTGGTTTGTCATCGTCTCGACTTGCCTTCTGTTCAATAAGGGCTATTTCACCTTTCAATTTCTCGACCCTGAGTTGCTGTTCTTCTGTCGCCAGCCCCTTGTTGCACATTTCCTCATACTGTTTGATCAATGATTGAAGTGTAGCCATTGCGCGTGATTGAGCATTGAGGAAGGTTGCTTGTTTATCCCAAGCGTGCTGATACTCCCATTCCTTCTCGTCTCCGAACTCAAGTGGTTTAAGCTTCTTCAATACTTTGGTTTCATCCTGCTGGTCACGGACAAACATGATCTGCTGCGCCCGGATAATCGCCGTATACTGAATGACAATGTTGTCCCAGAGCATGTCGAGCGGAGAGCGCGTTTCTAACTCCTCCATGATCTCCAGTGCTTCATCTGGGAAGTACTTGCGAAAAAAACCGTGAGTCACAGCGTTACTGTTCCCGAGAGGCGCAGACCCGCCTGAATTACCAACAGCGTATTTGTTACCTTTTGGCGCTCCTGGTCCTCCCCGATTACCAACCGCGTTTTTATTGCCAATCTGCCCTCCAGAGCGTTTATTGGTAACGTTACCTTTGTCATCAGTAACGTTACTTTTGCTACCCAACTTCCACGCGTCTTGGTTCTTCCATTTGCGAACCTGAGAGTCCGAAACTCCAAGAGCATGAGCTATATCCTTTAACGGAAGCGTCCCTTGGCTATCGTTCCATAGATCGAACGCCTTTTGTCGATTAGGGCTCCTTTCCCTTGCCACTACATATCACCTCACCGCCCTATTTAAAAATGACGAGTCCTTGACTGCATAAAACATGCATAAAGACCCTGAACAAGTTAACATAATAGTCCCTATCGGACTCAGCTAACAAAACGAAAACCACCCGAAAACGTTATGTTTTCAAGGTGTGATTAAAATTGCTTCCTTTTTATCTCGAGATGCATTTTTATACAACCTCGATATATCAATGTTTTTCTTTATTTCCCGAGTCGCATATTGCATAAAAAACTGCATAAACAGCATTACTTTTTTACAGCTTTCCTTCGTTAACATAGTGTTTGTTTTGCAAAAGAAAAAAGCACCGCGTGGGTGCTTTACAGGTATGGAGGTTTATCTTGTACTTTTCGAGGCTCGTCGTTCACCTCTTCTAACGAAGCTATGTGACTTGGATTTAATGCGAATCCCATAAAGTAAACCATCCCATTAATTAAAGAACCATCTTTATGAGTAAGGAAGTTTTCGTTAAGCCGCTCAATACCATATGGCACCAAATACTCTTTGCCATTGCTTAAATAGATTCTTGTTTTCAATAAAACCCCTCCTTTTCCACATCCTTCGACAACAAGGGAGGGTTTTCCTGTTGGTTTCACACTAAATACCCCATTTGCTTCGGCGTGAGGTTGCCGCCACGATCCAATCCTTTCACCACTGTGGTCGCGGTTGCCCGAGGTAGAACGGGTATGAGCTGCACATGGTGTTTATGATCATGGATGATCGCAACCAGGATTGGAGTATTCAAAAGAGAGGCTTACGAAACAAGATTGAAAGCGCGTTAGATTTGCACTGATACAGAATCAACACGGGTTGAGTTCCCATCTTTGACGAAATTTACAGCAGCATCTTCCCCGACTCGCATGCCTGTCTTCGAGAAAACATGAATCTTGATTGCCATTTCTATCTCTTCTCGTGTCAACTTGATTTCCATACCATCGCCCACCTTTAAATCAATATTGTTTCTTAAGCCCCTAGTCATTTATAATGCTCGTCCGCGCCTTCTTTCTTGCCGATTACGTGGCTGAAGCCCATTACATGGAGCCATACGTCTGAGAAATTTTAATAACCATTTCACCAGTCTCACCTCCAATAAAAAAACCGCCCATTTCTGAGCGGCTTTACTCGACCGGGATATCCCCGATCCCTCGTTTCATATCAGTTGCAAAAACAAACCTTTACCTCGACCTGTAACCTAGTTTACACTAGAAAATTTATGCTGTATGTGGCATCGATGTGGCATCTTTTGAATTCTGCTGGATACTCTTCGGATATGATCGTAGCTATATCCCAACTTATCAGCAATCTCGTGCAACTTCATATTCAATTTGTCTCGCATAAATGCAACTTTGTATTCAAGACCGTCCATTTGCGCCAAAATACTGTCCAGTTTACTCAGCGTCTCTCGCTTTGCCTTTAGTTGCTCATCCACCTGTTGAATCATAGTATCAATCTTATTCATTCGTTCCACGATCCGATCCAAAGTATATGGAACGAAATTCGACTGCACCTGATCCTTTGAATAGTCAACCGCGCCCATTCCTTTTGGTGCTGTTGAATTCATGCTCTTCAGAAGAAATCGCCTTTCTGTGAGTAGGTCATTCATCCTGGCTTCCAACATATTGATTTCTGCTACCAGTTCGCTATAGGTGTGACCAAAGTTATCTATCACAGTCAAGCTATCCCCTCCCTATTGTTCCTGCCGAGCAGGGATGTTCTGCATTTGCGGCATTGTTTCTTCAAGGTGCATGGCACAATTGAGATTCCAAGCTGCTGCCGCCAAATGGTCCTCTTGAGTATCGCCAGCCATGTATTGGAAGATGTGCCTCAAAGCGCTGTCCATAAACTCGCTGATCGGCATACCTTTTTCCCAATTGCGTCCATCGCCGTATTTGATTTCACCCAACTCGCTTCTTTGTGCTATTCGGCGTATTGCTACAGGCGAGAGCAAATCATACCTACCTTTACCTGAAGCTCGATCTCGTTTTGCCCCAGTTTCAAACGTTTTGTGTTGTCCGTCATCTCGGATTCCAGCAGGCATCATTGTTCCCACCCCTTCACCGGATCGTCAATTTACTGAGCCAGTTCAAATCGATATTTTTGACCTGTCGGATTCTCCTTGCCTTCCTCAACCTCTGAAAGAAACATTTCCAACGGCCTAACCCACATTTCGTTGTCGCCGTATAATGCGTGGTATACTACCATCAATTCATTTGTTTCGGAGTGTTCAGCCAAACCCACTACGTAGTAAAGGTTTCCTTTGTAGTGTCTATACAGCGAATGTTGTTGAAGCTGGAATTGTAGGTCTCTCATCTGTTTTCCCTCCATTCTTATCACACGAAATATTTTGTTAAGTGATTAAGCCAACAACCCTCTCTTTTTAGCCTGCTCCTCAAGCCATTTATACCTGTCGGCTTCCCACTTCATGTACTCCTGTCTATTCCATTCAATCCATTCTTCGCGTTCTTTCACTCGTCCTCTGCATTTAAAGCAGATGGCAAATCCAAGAATAGTTACGCTGCCGTATTTGACTTTCATTGTCTTGGATCGGCTGCTAATAAATCCACATTCCAAACATTCGTATCGTTTTGGAGCCTTCATGAACTTCCCCTCCTTATCACCTTCATCCGCTTGGGAATAAACAGCGTTACTGGTCCTAAACACACCATTGTTACATCAGAGCCGAATGCCAAGCCCCATAGAAAAACGTTCCGCCAATCAAATGACTGTCTCATTGATCGTTATGCTTTACGTACTTTTTACCGTAATCTGTGTGCCTAACAACGATCTCCAAATCCCCGGATTCGGCATAGTAAGCGAAGTCACGATAATATGCGCGATTGTAGTCCATGGATTCGACTTCAAGAACAGTACCTTTCGCAACCATGAATGTTTCATCTTCTTCGTCTATGAATTCCATGTCCTGCAAAAGAACTAGTTTATCACCGATCTGTAGTGGCAAATGCTCAAAGCTAGACATTTCTAACTCCTCCTCATCACAATTTCTCTTGCTCTATGCGCTTGCGCCGCTGCACGAAGTAGTTCTCCAAATCTTCTGCAAGCTCGTCCCGTTCTTCTGAAGATAAATCGGTTTGCTGTCTGATCCACTCGCTTATTGGTTTGGGAGTTGCTACCTGCGAGCAATCATCAACTATCCTAAATCCTTGCCTCTTGTATATCTCCAGTGCTCCTGGTGGTGCATAGCGTGCAGATGACCATTTGTTTTGATCAATCTCTTTTTTATTCGCTTCTGCGAAATATGCAAATCCAAACGTATCTACCGCAAACACCATATAATCGGCAGGCTGTTTCTGTGATTCGCATTTTGGATTCGGACAACTAGCAGCTACGTATTCAATCCGTTCGCCGTTTTGCTGGTATTGCTCATGCCAGAAAAACAAACCGCAGCATGGGCAGTAATGTTCACGCTTCACATTCTCACCTCATCACAATTTCTCGTTTAATCTGGAACAACTTCTCTTTTTTCGTGCGCCACGATTTTTATGTCCACCAAAGGATTGCTTGTCTTAGCAAACATTTTGATCATTTCAATTTCAGTTTTGATTTGATCCTCAAACTCGTTGAGTGGAACGTTTTTTGTATCAGTGGTTAGAAACTTCACTTTTTTCACAGTCCGTCCTCCTCATCACAATTTCTCTTATGTTAAATATCCTTTTGCTTTGCTAAATGAGCATCCATTGCTTGTTTTCTAATATGCTCGTGTTGTTCATCTGTGATATTTTGAATGATGCATTTCTTACCGTTCAACATACCAATTACAGCTTCGTTTTCCTGAATCTTGTTCCATTCAAGATACTCATCGTTTATTATCGCCCTATCAAATTTCAGGGTCAGCTCCATTAGTTGCCCACCTCCAGCAGCTCAGGATTGTCGTAGATGTTTCCGATCCTCTTGGTTCCTTCCGCCCACCAATGACCAGAATCGCACTCTAATATTTCTGTCAACCAAAGGAATCCATCAGGAAGGCTGTCGGCTACAAACATTGGAGCGCATCCTTCAATTTTGACCTTGCAGATATGTGTGTGTCCTTCGTATAAGACTTCTGCAATGTCCCCATCGTAGAATTCTTCCCCCTGGTCTTGATCATCGTGTACTCCGGTGAATTGCAATAAATCTACTTCGTTAAACCGGTAGTATGCAGTGTCGCCAGTACCAGACATGTCCAGTTCTACTTCGTTTATAGAGAAATCAATTGCAACCACATCGACTACCCATTTTACTGAGTGAACAAACGCCCGGTATTTTACCTCACGTCTTGCTTGCATCAGATTCACCTTCCCCAGCGTTATGACTTGCAATCAGCCCTGTAATCGTTCCGTCCGTCCCTTCAGCTACCCATTCATCGCAGGAATCACTTGGGCCAGTATCTCGCCAGCCTGCTTCACTCATCTGACCGTTCTTCCAACAGCCTCCTCCGATTAACCAATGCCCGCAGCTCCAGCAGTTCTCGCCCTGGGCATTATCTTCATCTACCTGAAAACCCTGGTGTGTTTCCTCGGTTACTGCTTGCATCCCGTTCCCCTCCACTCATTGACAGCATCACTACTCCTGGTTGTAACCATGCTTGTCCTTCCAGTACATGGGTGACAGTCCTCGTCTCAACCTCGCCGGTGTACTCGGCTGCTTCTGGATCGTATTCCCGCAGCACCAGCACATCCCCAGGCTGATAGTTCCGATCATTCAGCCGCAGCTCGGCGGTTTTTATGCCTGCGCGTACGTCTGCGAAGTGCTTGGGCCATGTTTTCAGCTCGTGTAACATGTGACACATCCATTGGCTTCCAGTTAATCGGAGATTGAGTTTTTATCAGTTTCGCCCGTCGTATATACTCATCCATGTGACTTTGCGTTTTTTCTTTGATGTCATCAATAAACTTCATGGTTGGTTTCATTAGTTGATTCGTACCGATGTGGCAACCGCACAATCCATCTGTAATTTGATCGTCGTGAAAATAAAACTTATATCCATCGATTTCGAAAGCTACCATCGCCAACACTTCCCTAACCCGTACATGCCCGGTTCTCAGGTTTTTCATATGGACGAATATTTTCTCTACATCCGGCATTCCATTCTCCTCCTTCTCACAAGTAATGTTTTGTTAAGATCACTCAAGCCCCACAACCACTTGAGGCGTATCCCCGTATTCTTTTTCCTTGTAGATTTCCATAAGCGTCTTGTGCTCGGGCCATCCAATGCATGATACTTCAACGTTATGATCTGGTGATAACACTTCGATCTCGTCAAGGTCTTCAATGCAGCAGTCGTACTCCTTCTGTACTTCCATCAGGTAGTACCCCACTGCCTCGTATTTGTTGCTGGCGATTATCACTTTCTTATCGAGACCATCGCAAAAAGAAATCTTGAAGAATTCTCTCATCGGACACCCTCCAGTTTTTCAACATGGCTATTTTGAATTTCTGCGATTACAAAATCGACTTGATTACGAAGTATAAGCCTGCCAATTGAAGTCCTATCAAGACAAAAGATACTACCATAGCCTCGACTGTCGCCCATCTCAACTTCCACCATTGCATCGTAAACAAATTCCAGATTACATGTATGACAACCGCCCACGGCGCCACGATGAAGGTGAACCACAAAGGGAAGTTCCATCCCATACCTTCGCCTCCTATTTATCAAATCGATTGGTTTGTTAATCTGCCAAGTCCTCGATTTCCACTAGACCGGATGTCATCAAATCGAACAATGGCGTAAGATCGAACATATTATGGAGGCCTGACTCCTTAGCCAAACACAAGATATCTACGTGACCACTGATGGTACTAACCGTAATCCTGAAATCGCCCTTTTGAACGTAATAATTGTTCAAGTGATAATAGGTGTCGCCCTTTTCGCAATTGGCTTGGTCTTCCTCAAATCCGAAAGCAAATAGTTTATCCAGCCCGATGCCTTTTTTTAGCTTAACGGTTTTCATGACTTCCCCTCCTGCTTTACAAATCGTGTGTTGTGTTTCCTATTCATTGACAACCTGATTGCCGCCCTCCAAAATGGTAATATGTGTGGATTCAGATTAGGAGAGAGCAGACATGCTCTTTCGCTCTTCCCTAAATTATCGAAAGGAGTGAAGATAAAAATGGATTTAGATAACTACAAACTCATTTGGACAACCGGAAAAGAAAATTATGTTTTAGTCAAGATGGATGGTCGTTATTTTGTTTGTAACCGTGTTACAAATACACTTTTGTTGATTGAAGATGAAGATCTGCATGACGCGATTGTCAACGAAATGTTAAAAAATCAGTGCGAGATAGTAGAAGAGAGTTAGACTCAATTACCGTTTTGATAAACTACTCCTTCCACCAAGCCACGCATGGAAATGATTTAACGTCATGCACCCATTCGCGGACGGTTGTGGTTTCGTACGGAGTCCCCCTCAATGCTTCCACCTGAACTGATTTATCCATTGGGTAGTCGCTTACCTCATATGCAGCCCAGTCTTCTTCGCTAATCCTTGTCGTCTGCTTGTACCACGCTACGACAGATTCTTTGTCATAGCCCACTACAACCTCATATCGATCTGGACCAATGGCGAAAGCTTTCAAATTCTTCGTTTTTTCATTAACAATGGAATCAAGCCAATTGGTGATGTCGTTACTCAATTTTCCATTGGTTGTGACTTCGGCATATTTACGGAGTGCTGCTACTGCTGCCCCGTCTATATCTGGACGAAGAACAAAGCAGTTGTTTACCAGCTCCCCATTGTCCACTTTGCGCACATCATATTTCACGATCAGACCTTTATTTTCCATCGTTTTTTCCTCCCCAATTTCTTGTACTCCGCTGCCTTCGCAATACAAGCACATTTCATGCTGGTCAAAAGAGCCCCTTCCGTTGCAAGCGTGGCACTTCACCATTTAAACCCGCCTTTCCTTAATAACTAATAAGTTAAATTCAGTTCGATGATATTACCTTTATCAATGGTTCCGGTGTCTTCGAAAAGTCACCGACTATTCGAGGTTTTATACTTCCAGTTGGACCAATCACATAACCATCGCATTCGGGTGAGTCGCATTTAACGCCGTACTTGTTAGACCATCGACTTACATCGTACTCTTTGTTGCATGCCCAGCAGTAAGCAAATACCTGCATTGACCGCCCACCTCCTTGCCTTAATACACAGTTTGTATCCATGACTCACTTTGAAACTTTCGACTGCTTGTAGAGCATGTTCCAGCAAGTTTTACAAACCCATCGTTTGTCGTTCTGCATTGGGGATTTCCATAGTTCATACCGCTCACGCGTGCAAGGTTCACGTTCACACTTCGATTTAACTGCCGTGGAACCCATTGTGTTCACCTCTCTTTTTCAAAATGAGCATTTTGTTAAACTGCATCGTGAATCTGCTTTATTCCCCAAAGGATCGGCAGCACTTGAACCGGATTCACCGCGTTCCCTAAAGACTTTAAACGCGCCTCTCGGACCTTTCCCTTCATGCCAGTTATCACCCTGGATGGCTCCCAATCATACTGTTCTAATCCCATTGTTGCAGGCCATCTAAATCGGTCCAGCCAATCGGAAATCCCATCAAGGTTTCCACCCATTCTGGATTGAGCTGCCCTTGATTTCCCTGTCTCAGTTTGACAGTGGTCGCCAAATCTACGCTGTGACTGTTCCCGTTTTTGCACTTCCGCCTGCCATTCTCCGTTAGTTCGATATTTTTCCGTCCTGTCGTCTCCATCGCCGTTGGAGTAGGCCAAAATCCTTTCTTCCAATTCGCTATGTCTGTTCGTAGCGATCGGCCCTGTCCACCGCCGTGACTTCCTACCGCATCTGCCGCGCTTGGAGTGGCCCACAACGAAGACCCTTTTCCTTTGGTGCGGGGCACCGACGGCTGCAGCTGGAATAACAAACGCCCTTGTGGTGTAACCCGCCTTGTCCAGGTCAGCAAGCACAGTGTCGAGCCCCAAAGTAACGTGACCATCAACATTTTCTCCAAGGACCCAAGTGGGCCTGAGCTCTCTGATAAGCCTAAGCATTTCTGGCCAGAGGTGACGGTCGTCTTCTTCGCCAAGTCGTTGCCCGGCATTACTGAAAGGCTGGCAAGGGTATCCTCCGCAAATAATGTCAATTGTTCGCTCATCCCCTATGACCCCCTTTTCAATGAGCTGCTGTGTATCGATCGTTCTAACATCATCAAAGATTGGCACTCCAGGCCAATGCTTTTGCAAAACCTTCTGGCAAAACGGCTCAATCTCACAGAACGCTACCGTTTCAATGCCGGCCCAATGAGCTGCTAAATCAATCCCGCCGATCCCAGCGAATAACGACAGCATCCTCATGCACTTCACCGCCTATTTAACATAATTGAGCTTGTGTTAAGCTGCCTTCCGTTGCCTATTTTTCTTAGAGTAGTAAAGCTGCCTATTTCTCTTCCGCGCTTGTTTGGCTATCCTGATCTGCTTTGTAAACTCGTTGCGAATTTGATTCACTTCTTTTTCATCTGCGTTGTAACCGTAATACCCTTCCCATTTGCCAGCGGCCACAATATGTTCGCCATAGCAGAAATAATCCCGGTAGTCACATACCTCACATATGTAGCCACCTTCTACTTCGCCCCAGTAATCTTCATGGTAGCTGTGTCGATAGAGAGCTTTGTTGCAGCATGGGCAACGGTAAGGTTTGTTTTCTTTGCGATCTGCACGTTTCAAAAGAGTATCCAGAGATTTACGATTGTGAATTTTCCATTTCCGTTTCAGCCTCATATGTTGATGCACCCCCTAATAAAGAAATGCTATTTTTGTCCCTCTTCCCTGCGTTATGATCAGGTAAAGGAGTGTGTTTCGAATGGAAAAGTCGTTTTACTATTCAGTGCAGTGGTCAGATATTGGCTATTTGAAAGAAACTCTACAAGCTATCGAGATACCTTTTGTGATTGAGCAACCATCTGACAAGTTGGTTCTTGATGAAGGCTCCGTTGCTTTTGTTTTTCCTGATATGCATGTTAGGGTGTATCGCCATGTTCATGAGCTATTTGGCAGCCATGGGAAGGCTTATCCTAAATCTTCTGTTTGATCGTATAATCCACCCAAGCATCAAAGCTCTTGTGACGTTCTATCTCAGCAACCACAGATTGCAGCTTTGCAATCCTTGCGGGACCAAATCCGAATTCTTGGCGCAGCGCTTCATATACGATGCTTTTTGCTTGTTCTGCTGTTTCAGAAGCTGCTTTTTGCAGGTTGCTGACATCAACCGGACGCATCGTCTTGTTGTTGTTAATAGGAGGTTTCTTATGCCCTTTCATTGGCTTCCCCCCCTCATCTCTTCACGAATGACTTTCCTTTGCCATTCCATCCACTCTTTTGGCGTCATGCTCTCACCCCCGAGCTGCCAAAAGCACCTGCTCCCCGTTCAGTTTCGTCAAGCTCGTCCACTACTTCAAATTGCGCGATAGGGACGATGGCAATTACTCCTTGGGCGATCCTGTCTCCCTTGCGGATGATGTATGTGCCTCTGTCGTGCTCCCTGCCGATAGCATCCTTTCCATCAACGAACACAATCTCTCCCGCAACCATCCCTTGTTTCAATTGACTGATGTTGTCCATGATTACAGAGACTTCACCTCGATATCCAGCGTCTACAGTTCCCGGGGAGTTAGACACACGCAACTTTGTTTTAGCGGCTACTCCCGAGCGATTTCTTACTTGCAACTCGTAGCCTTCTGGCAAAGAAAACGCCAATCCAGTCCGAATCTTCGCTGTTTCCCCTGGCAGAATAACCACATCCTCGACTGCCACTAAATCAAATCCAGCATCCATTGGTCTTGCATATTGCGGCACTACTGCATCTGAATGCAGCTTTTTGATCTTCACATTAACCTGCTTCACTTCACTCATCCCGTTTGCCCCCTCAGTTCGGTAACATATAGTTCAATCCGCGGTTCGAATCCATACACTTTTGTTGCTTCTACAGAAACAATTTGTTTGTCATCTAACCAAACAACTTTGTTTAATGCATCTGTGCAGCCTTTGATCAGGTTGTCCAAGTCAGGAGTACTTGTGTGGGGTTTATCCAAAGCATCCCAGCGTTTCTTTTTGCTCCAACTAGCCGGGATTGGCATTATGAACACAATCTTTAGGGCCAGTGCCGTAGTTAGCTTTGCCGTGCCTCGCATTTGGTCCAGTGCAGAATGGGCGATTATCAATTTGTAATCCCTGTATCTAATGGCCCGTTCATCTACATATTGTTGTCTCCGCGTTGTCCGTACTGCTCCCATCGGATCGATACTGAATAGGAATTTCTTTGCCGCGCTATCTTTTGTCATTTTTGCGGTTTCCCTCCACCTTTCTTCCAATTGTTGACCCTGGACAAATTGCTCGACCCTCTGATCCAGTCACTTACTGCTTTTGGAATGATTGTGATTGGTGGTCCCTTCTTTCCCATACTCATCCCTCACATTCAAATTGTTATATGAATCTTGAAATGAATCTCTAGGATGCTCCGTAATCGACTGTTCGCTCGTATCCGTGTATTCAGTCGATTCTAATTCTTTCGTTGAAATTTACCCTGTTTCCGTTCGTCTGGCAGCGTGTTAGCAGTATCGGAAGTATGTCTTCACTGGTCGCTTTGCGTATGACCCCAATTTGGTTGTCTTTCTGTCCTCTTTACGTTTTAAGTCCCGGCGCAATGATTGCTTGTTTGATTTCATCCAGGCTTACACCCCCGTGTTTGAGTCCTGATAAATCATGAGTTGGTGCGACTAACATTTCGTCTTCGCCTTGGAGAACAATAAACTCTTCTGGCAAGACCGTGCTGCGGGCTAAGTCAACGACTGTGTACGGCTTCCCGTGATATTCAATTTGCATGTCATTCCTCCCCTATCAGGCGATAATTCAATTCAAATGGATTTCCAGATACTTCTACGGTGTAGTCCTTGCACATTTGTACCAACCTGGAACCAATCCCCTCGTCAACCTTTACGATTTTCTCAAATGACCACTCGGACGATAGCATGATAGGCTTTTTCTCTAAGTAACGATAGTTCACGATTCCGAATAACTGCTCTAACTGAAATGCTGTTGGGCCACCGCGACCATGCTCGTCCATCGGTCTACCCTTGAACAAGTCATCTATGAATAGCAGCTCACTTTCCTTGAGCATGTTCACGCGCTTGTTCAGCAAGTCGAGATCGTCTTTTATTTCGTTCCAACCTTCTACCCAAGGGAAGTAAGTTACAGGTACATTCTTCTGATGCATCAAATTATTGCAAGCAGCCATGAGCAAATGAGTTTTTCCTACTCCTGGATTGCCGAGGAACGCAATTGAATTTCTCCGTTCTTTTCGTATCTTCTCGAAGTTCAAGGTGTAGCTCTTAGCTACTTGTAAAAGTTCTTTTGCAATGTCCGCCCGTCCATCCAAGATAAAGTTTTTAAATCCTTTTTCTTTGAATTCCTCAGTGATCTTGCTGGCTGCTAAGGTGCGCTTTTGTAGATAGCATGTGCACCATTCCCAACTCTCGCATTTTATTTGTCTCGTTTCAGTGATCCATTCGCCATTGACTGATTTGGTAAAGTTTTTGTCCTCATACCAAGTTCGCAACATCCCTTGTGCTCCATTGCATTTAGAACAACCCGTCTTGTTCGGCTGGATCGAAGTCTCGTTTTTTGGTTGGGACTTTGAAGCCGTCAAACGGGCTTGTTCCGCCCTTGCTTGGATTCGCTCCAGAACCTTGTCTAGTCCCTCCATGTTGCGCGCCTCCTTTTACAGCCTTCTTACGTTCGTATTCAGCTTGTTCTGCCATTGCTGCTTCGATAGTTTTGATTCCGTTTCGATGCCAACTCATCAAAATGGATTCAACGTAATTCCATGATCGTTTATTTGCTTTTATCGATCTGCTCATGGCTTCGATAATCATTTCGGTTGGCAACTCTGTTTCCCAAGCTATGATATCTTGTTGAACCATCGATGGGATTGATCCTCCAAAGTTCAGCTCGTAGAACAGGAAGGGGTTACTATCTGCATCTGCATGAATATCTTTTTTATTACCATTGTTATCATTATTACCATTATTGTTTGTGTCCTTTTGCTGTCCTTTTGCTGTCCTTTTCGTGTCCTCTGAGCTGTCCTTTCTGCTGTCCACATCCGAGGATTCTGATTGGTAAAAGCCCCAATTTACAACGGTTATGACGCTAAATTTGCTGTCCGTCTTGATGTCCAAGCAGCCGTCCTTTTTTAAGAAGTCTATATTATTTCGGACAGTTGACTCAGGCATGCCTAATTCTCTTGCAGCCGCCTTTCTTCCGTATACAAATTGCCCTGGAAGAAGCTTCACTTTTTGCTTACCCACCATCTGTTCATGCTCTTTGTGGCTGGCTTTCAGAAGGCACCATGCAAATGTTTTGAATAGCTTTTCGTTTTGGAAAACCGGACTGTCAAGTATTTTTCTGTGGAGCGATACCCACCCATGTAACACCACCTACCACCTTCTTTTTACATCTCATCCTGTCTTCTATAGATGCTCTGCAACCCACTCAATTCAGCCTGGAGCGCTTTAGATGACTCCGAAGCAGACTTGAACAACGATTCTGCCAAATCACGTTTAAACTTCAGTTCGGCTACATTTCCACGAGCAACATCAGTTATTAGTGTCGCTGGCAAACCCTCAGCTCGTAGCTTCAACATTTCTTGTCGTAATGCAATTCGGTAATCACGTTCGGCACTGGCATACTCCTTTGCTTGAACATGTAGCTGGCGCGGAACACCGTCTAAGCGCGTAGCTACGTTTCGAATCGCGGCAACGATATCAACCAGATCCATGGCTCCTCCTTATGGACCGTCTTTTTGGATACAAACCTTTCAAATACTCCCCAATTCGTTCTCTTACCACCTTGCTGCTATGCGCCAATTCGTGGCAGCTGACGCATAGCATAACTAGGTTGTCTTCTGTGCCTTTCCCGAGCTGCGATCTATAAACGTGATGGTGGCATTGTAGGCTGTCTCCACGAGCGCACAAGATGCATTGTCCGTTGTCGCGTTCGAAAACCTTGGCATAGGTTTGTGGCTTAATACGGCCCTGTTCCTTGCGTTTAGGAGCACGCCGTTTGTGGTCAGGTTTCGGCGCAGCGTTAACTTGATTGAACATAGTCAGCTCACTCCTCGAAAGAAGTCATCATATGTTTTAACAAGGTCCCAGCGATTAACATAAGCGTTCCACTTGCTTTCCCGCCCTACGCAAAGGGTTACAACATTAAGAACATGGCTTGGGATAATGAAGATTCTTTCAAATTGTTCGCTTTCATCTAGCGCGATTAGAACGTACAGATCGCAGGTCTGTTTGACTTTGTGGATTGAGAAGGTGTGAACTCTTGACTCACCACGTAACATATGAGGATTCGCAACCTTTACATCTACCTTTAAATGCCCATTTACAAGTAGGTCATATGGATATTTGGTGCTCATTCTCTCTACTGAATATCCTTGTTGGAGCAGCATATCCTTTGCTTTAGATTCGTAAGCTTGTCCAGTTCTTGTTTCACACGCTTTGAGTTTCAATCCCAATTCATTGGCCCATCCAGAATATCGTTTGGTCTTAGAAATTTTGCAATGAAGATCGTTTCTACCTATTGAGACAAGCTCTTGAGCTGTTGGCATCCGCTCAATCGCAAGAATTATCATGCACTCGAGAATCTCTTCTTTTACACGCTCTTCAGTCCAAACTCGTCCATAACCTGAGCTTTTCAACATATATCACCTCAAAATGGCAATGAATCGGAATCAATATTGATTGGCTTTCCAGCATTTGCGAAAGGATCTCCAAACGGATCGCTCATTTCTGGTTGTTCTTTCTTCTCTTTACTGCCAATAAACTCAACATTTGATGCTACAACTTCAAGTACATAACGCCTTTGACCATCCTTCTCATATGATCTCTGACTCAACCTTCCTTCGATGGCAACTTGCCGTCCTTTGTCACCAGCATATTGAGCTGTGTTTTCAGCGACTTTACCCCACATCACAATCGGAATGTAGCTTGTATGTTTGTTGTCTCCGTATCCATCACTGACGGCGAGGTTTCCACTTGCCACCTCTTTTCCGTTTGGTGTATAACGCATCTCAACACCCTGCGCCCATCGACCAATTAGAATGACAGTATTCATGCATTACGCCCCTTTTTGTTTCAACAGTTTTGTGAGATACGTGTCCATTTGTGCATCTGTATATCCAGCTTGTTTCTGTTGCTGATACCACTCATCAAATCCTTCAAGTGAACCTTTGCCTTGTTGCCATTTTGCTTTCAATACAGCTTCTTTTGAATTGTTTACATTTGGTTGTGCTGGAGGTGTGCTGGCATCGTTGCCGTCATCGTCTTCACCAGTGTTCAAAGAGAGAAATGCGGATAGTTGATATCGTCTGCCATATGTTGTGGCACTCCCTATTCCCTGCGGGTCCTTCTTAGCTGGAATCAACGTCAATGCCTCACTTTGAATCCACTCACCACTCTCATGCATCAGCACTGTGGTCATGGTCAGCTTTTCGCCATCGCCACCAGGGAATTGCAAAATGGATAATCCGTTCTTGTGAAGTAAAGGTCTAATTTCATCAACAATTTGATCCAAGGAGGCATATTTATTGCGGAAATGTGGATTTGCAGAGTCTTTCGCAATCTTCGATACCTCGCCGTTAAATTTAACCAGTGCTTTTGAAAGTTCGACAATTGAATCGCTTTTATTCAATTTATTAGCCTCCTATCAATAAACCAGTTTTTTCTTCCAGGCTTCGGGGTACTCATCTTGAGAAGGTTCTGCTGGCCTCCGCGGGATATTCAAGTCTCTGTCAGGCCACAACGGATATGCTTCTGGATTTTCGCCACGGTCTGCTGCTTCTTTGTCCAGCATCTTCTTTATTTGCTCCATGCATCTTTCGTGTCCATCAAATCTATGCGTACCATGCATTAGAGTTACAGATTGACGGGCATATTCACCGCATAAATCGCATGTATTCATAGTAAGTACTCCTAATATCGAGTTACATCGTGCCCCTACCTCTACACAATCGTTACAGCTCCACAGACTGCGCCACGCTCGATGTCAGCAAACTCCCATTAGAGCTGAACTGTTTGACTGTTCTTCCAGTTCGGCGATTTCTGAAAGCCTATATTGAATCTCGTCATCTAAATCGTGCATACGCTTTTCGGCACGTTCAGCTTTATTTTTGTGCAGCAGATATTCGTCGGAATGTTGATTCCATTCGGACTTCGCTTCATCCCTCAATGTAGTGAGATTGTCTATCTCCTTTTGGAGTTCTCTAATACGGATGTTGGACGGATTCATGATTGACCCCCGTTCGACATTCGGTTAAAATAAGGTTCGGGTATATTGAGGTTTTGCAGTCTGTTACGAGCAGACTGCTTTTTTCTTTTATTCGCTTACTCAGTTCACGCGTAATCTTCACACAGCTTTCATGCAACCGCATATCACCTTCTGTCTTTGCGGTCATCATGAGTTGCTGGTAATAAGCTAGGTCCCTACGGATGTCCCGTCCGAACGGCTTGTCCATTACGCCATCAACTTCTTTCTCATAGCTTTTATGCGTTGATGTACCCGTTGTGGAGTAATCCCCATTTTTCTTCCTATTTGAAGATGAGTTAACCCAGAAAGAAGATAGTTTGTAATGATTGGTTCAATTCGTAGCGCCTCTCGTATCCTCTCCTGATTCATCACCTCCTCCTCTAATGAGTGTTGAGCAGGAATGACCTCTATAAGTAATGCTCCTGTTTCCTTAACTTTTTGATCGATCCGAACCGTCCGAACTTTGCTTCGGTTATTTCGTTTATAATAATCAAGAGCGCGATTTAATTCGGATCTTATTAAGACAACCGCATAAGTTGAGAACTTATAATTTAGCGACGGATCAAACTTCTTAATTGCTTTCATTAAACCCATGCACCCAATTTGAAACAGATCATCTTCGTCCATATCGTATGGCGGCGTATAGTTGAAATGTTTGATTGTGTGTCTGACCAGGTTGAGGTGATCGGCTATCTCGATGTTCATTTTAAAAACCCCACTTTCTTTAAAATGTTTGATCACTTCATTACTGCTTTAACTGGCAAATGTAAGCTGCTGATTTGCTTCCTCTACCTCGCGTAAAAGCTTTCCTTGTGGAGACCACTGTTTGAGATACTCCTTTGCTCTGTCGCAATCTTTAAGTGCTGTATCCCTGTATGATCCAACATTGAAGTATTCCTTGTAGTCACTCCAGATGGAACTGAATAGCTTGTCCCGTAATGGCTTGTTTTGATATGCAGGCGTTTCTTTACCGCCGACGATTGTGAGGATTTGATTTTTTGCTACCTTCTGCAAGGACAACTGCTGTCCGTAGTCGATGGTCATGTTATCCTCAAGCTTTTCGACGCGGGTTTCGATTTCTTGAGTCTTTTTGTCAATGGTGAAGATTGCTTGCAACTCTCTGCTGAGTCCGAGGTATGGGTTAGCCACTTGACGTTCCATTTCTTCGAACTTTGTGACATAAGCTGCTGTGAAGAGGACGCCTTTTTCGCCAGTCATTTTATTTGCAACCATGTCACAACCTTTGCGGGTGAGAAGATAGCACTTGTACTGTTTTCCAGTTCCAGAATAGTAACTACTTTCAATGAAAAAGTGGTCAGAACTCATATTTGAGTTTTGATTTAAAATGGCGACATAGCCATCAATGTCTCGGAGCAGATTGTTATGTTGCTTTCCAGTCATTTCTGCAACTTCCCGACTATCCACCAGTAGTTGTCCGTTTTGTTGAATGACTTGTAATTGATTCACACTTCCATCTCCTCTCAAGCTTGTCCATCGTGGCGACTCCAAAGAGTCGCTTTCTTATTCCCAAAAACAGAATTATCTATCAACTGATTTCCTTGATCTTCCTTCTGGCTTCTTCCTTAAGTATTTGGATGCCCTCTGCCCTAATTTCATCCATGATTTTTTCTCTTTCTTCCGGGGTTTTAACCATACAGGAGTCATCAATAAAAACAGTGGTTTCACCAAAGCGATATACAGCAGCAAATTTTCCGTTGTATTTCTCCATCACTGCATCACCTCGATTTAACATATGCAGCACTGATTGTCCCCCTTTCTGATAATTTAATTATCAACTAAGGCATGACAAAGAAACTTTTTTACAAAAAGTTGCAAAAGTACTTATTGACGATAATCAACATATCACCTATAATTCGTTATAGATAATTAAATTATCGCTTTTGAATTATTTGGGGTGGAATGAATCTTAGCGAAGTAATCCGAAAACAACTCTTCAACGGTTGAATCAAGGATGGATGCAAGTAGGAACATAGTGTCTCTGCCAGGAGTAAATGTTCCGTTTTCGATCATTCGAATATAAACTGTAGACTTGTCAGCCAAACTTGCCAGTTTCGCTTGTGTTAAGCCTTTCATCTTACGCTTGTCTCTAAAGGCTGACCTTACCTGTGCCATTTATTTCCCTCCCTTCTTAGTTCAGATTATATTTGATAATTAGATTATCGTCAATATGTTTCTGATATTTTATTTATCACATTTGATAGGTGGTTTTTGTAATGCTTTTAGGTAAAGTTATTGCTGAGTTGAGGAACAAGAAGGGGTTAACCCAAGATCAGATGGCTGATATTTTGGGAATTAAGAGAGCACGGTACAACTCTTGGGAAAACAATTTCGCGAAACCAGACATTGAAATGGTTAGCAAGCTAGCTGATCATCATAAAGTCTCTGTTGATTACCTTTTAGGCAGACAAGACTACTATCAAAATGTTGATAATGATCAAAACGGTATTTACCCCGAAGAACTTTGCACTGGCGTTCCGCTTGTTGGGATAATATGTGCAGGTGATGGTTTGCTCGCACAACAAAACATTGAACAGTTTGTTCAGTACCCTTTGCAAAATAATAAGCGTCCAGATTTCGCGTTGCGGGTACAAGGACAATCAATGCAAAATGCTGGTATAGATGATGGTGACATAGTATTTATGAGGAAAGCAAAATGGGCTGAATACAACGGCCAAATTGTAGCAGCAATCATAAATGGTGAAGTCGGTACTTTAAAGCGAATAAAATGGTCTGTAGAACAACCTTTTATTACATTGATTCCAGAAAATGATGATTACGCATCTGTTAAAGCATTGCCAAATGATGTTGTTATTTGCGGAGTTTATGCAGGACACTTCAAACCAGAAAAAGAACAGTAGGTGATCTGATGGTTGGACATTTAGAAGGTGGAGAGTACTGGATATACCTTCGTAAATCTCGTGCTGATTTAGAAGCTGAAGCTCGTGGAGACGGAGAAACACTAGCTAAACACAAAAAAGCGCTATTGAAACTAGCAAAGGACTATATGATTAGTATTACAGAAGTGTTTGAAGAAATCGCTTCAGGTGAAAGTATCATTCACCGTGATGCTATGTTAAAAATGTTGAATTTATTAGAAGAAAAAAAGCCTAAGGGCGTTCTTGTTATGGATTTAGATCGCTTGGGCCGTGGGAATATGCAAGAACAAGGGTTAATATTGGAGACTTTCCGAACAGCAAACACAAAAATCATCACGCCTCGTAAAATTTATGATCTCAATAACGAGTTTGATGAGGAGTACAGTGAGTTTGAAGCCTTTATGGCTAGAAAGGAGTTAAAGATAATTACCCGTCGCTTACAAAGCGGTCGTATACGTTCTGTTGAGGAAGGAAATTACATCGGTACCCGTCCGCCATACGGGTATAACATCTTTTATGATGAAAAAGGCAGTCGTTACTTGGTTCCTAATGAAGAGCAAGCCAATACAGTAAAAATGATATTCGATTGGTACACACATCAGGCGCCTGAAAAGAGAATTGGCAGCCGAAAAATAGCGAATAATTTAAATCAGTTACAAATTCCTTCATATACTGGAAAACAATGGGATGCTTCAACGATTATCAACATTTTAAAAAATGCTGTATATATTGGAAAAATACAATGGAAAAAGAAAAAAACTAAAAAGTCTACAGAACCAGGAAAAAGAAGAAGTGTTGCGTCTCTTCCTAAAACCGAGTGGATAACAGTAAATGGCAAACACGATCCAATTATAGATGAACATGTTTATAACAAAGCACAAGAAATACTTGCTGGAAAATATCACATTCCCTATCATTTGGAAAACGGTAAGCCGAAAATTTCTACTTCACTAGCTGGTTTAGTAAAGTGCGGAAAATGCGGGGCTACAATGGTGTACAGGCCATACACTGGCCAAGCTGCACATTTAATTTGCACAACCAAATCATGCAATAACAAAAGCGCTCGATATGAATATGTTGAAAACCGTTTGCTTCAAGCATTGGATAAATGGCTCCATGATCTTCAAGTCAAATTAGAAGATACTGATCATATTAGTGAAAATCATGAGCTAGAATACAAAAAAGGCGCCTTGATTTCTCTTGAACGAGAGATGAAAGAACTGGCATCTCAGAAAGAAAAGTTATTCGATCTTTTAGAAAGGGGCATCTATGATGAGGCAACATTCCTTGAAAGATCAAAGCGGATATCAGAAAGAATTTCGGAGACGAATGAAGCAATACTACAAACTAAACAGTTAATAGAACATGAGAATAATTTGATAGAAACACAGGAGAAGATAATCCCAGAAGTTCAAACAGTGGTGAGTTTAATAAAACGTACCGAAGATCCGCTAAAGAAGAACTCTCTTTTGAAGAAAATTATCAGTCACGCGGTTTACACTAAAGAACAACATCAGCAAGGAAATGCTTTCTCTTTGGTACTGTTACCACGCATTTAGTTTATCCTACACGTCTATGATATTGATGTAATTTCATTGCCTTCTTTATCCGTCCCGATTGGGTCGTGCAAGGAAACATCTTTTTTGGTTTTTTTCAAACTTCTCAGATGCATGAGGATTTCAATCTAAATGTCAAAAGGGTTGCATAGGCAAACTTAGAACGTGTATATCTCCACGCTCTCTTCAAAAACTCGTACTTCCCTCACCACATGTCGGATTAGCTCTTTTTTATCCTCAAAGGTAAGATCATCCTGTCCCTTCGATAAATAATATTCAGCAGCTTCCTGGATCAAGTTGCGGCTATACTCATAATTGACCTGCTGTTTTGTTTGATCCATCAGCTCGTTTAGACGATGATTCAGTTTATCTTCTTTCTCCTTCAGTTCTTTCAACTCTTGGCGAATATCTTCTTCACCAATATCTTCTTCGCCGGAAGCAAACAGTTTAAGCAATCTCTTGCGACCCGCTTTTGTTTTTTCGAGTTCCTTTTGCAAGCGTTCCATCTCCACTTGCTCGAATGGAGTTTCCACTTTATCTTCCACTGCCACGGCAATCTCGTCAGGATTATTCAACCAAGACGCCACCGTTTCCCAAACCTGATTGTCCAATTGCTCACATCTGACACGGCGACCGCATCCCTTATTTTTTGCTCCTGCTGTATTCTTAACGTCGGTATACTCAAATACATGTTGGCTCCAGTTTTTCGCTTTTCTTCCTGGCATCGTATTTCCACAAGTCCCGCAACGTACTAGGCCGCTTAAGAGGTACTCGTTAAAGCTCCGGCCCGCCCATCTTCTTCTGGATTCCTTTAGTAGTCGTTGAGCATGTTCAAACTTCATTTCATCAATAATGGATGGGCAGGGCAGTAATATCCATTCTTCTTTTGGGCGCATTTTCATACGGACTTTCTCATCCGGTTGCCGAAACTGGTTGCCGAGCATCCCTTCTGTATTCCATTTATTCTGATAAAACCTCCCCACGTATGCCTCATTCATAAGCATCTGACGTACCACTTGTCGATGCCATACACTCGCCCCTCGCTTTGTAGGAACCCCCTTGCTTGTCAGGTAAACAGCGATTCCATTTATCCCTTCAACAAGATCATTTGGCTGAGTAAACAGATCAAATACCAGTCGCACTACTGCTGCCTCAGCTTCATTTATGACTATCTGTTCCTTCTCTGAATCATAACTGTACCCATATATTTGAAAGTCACGTAGAACGCGGCCCTGTCTTGCCTTTTCTCTTCTTCCACGACTCATACGCTCATTAATTTTTGCCTTCTCAAATTCAGCAATCGCTCCACGCATGCTGTAAAAGAGTTGACCTTCAGGCGTTTTTGCATATTCGCCATTTACGAACACAAGCTCTACACCACGTTTATCAAATTCATCTGTTATAAGCAACTGGTTCATTAGCTTACGCGATAAACGGTCAGGGTCCAGGCAGACAACTTTTGTAATGACCCCGTCCTTCACATCTTGTCTAAGCCTTGAGAGAGCCGGACGATCTAGGAACTCGCCTGATACATCATCTATGTACTCGGCAACTTCACTCGTCGCTGCCTTCTTCCTGCATTCTCTTAACTGATCGTCGAGGCTGAATCCGCTCTTGGCCTGCTCCTCTGTACTCACCCTGGCATATATTCCGATCAT